CTCTAATAATACTACTAGTAAAACAGCTACTACATTTAAAGAAGCTAAAGAAAATCTTATAGAGCAAAGAAAAACTAATAAAGATAGAATTAATCAAATTAACAATAGACTTGGTTCAGTTTATCAATTTTCTAAAAAAGAGGCTCTTGAAAAAGGAGTATACATTGAAAACTTTAAAGAGCTTGAAGCTGAAAGAAAATCTTTACAAGAAAAAAATGCTTTAATTAAAAAGCAAATTGAAGATTTTTACAATGCTACACAAGAAACTAAAGATTTAGAAGCTAAAAGAAAGTCTGCAATTAAAGCAATTAGAACTAGAAAAACTAATATTAAAGAAGCATATAGACAAGAATTTGAAGCTACACCAGTTGACAAAATTAATACTAAAGAAGCATTAGATAATCATTTCTTAGATGTTGAAATTCAAATGTTATTGCATCCATCACAGCTTAAGAATCTTTATTCTCCTGTAGCAGATACTCCTTTAGCATCAAGTAAAAAAGACCACTTGACAATAGAAGATAAAGCTGGTGTACCAATGACTAAGTTATATAATTTAGGATACAATGTACTAGCATCTATTAGGTTTGTATCAGGTAAAGCAGGTGTAGGTCAGTTAGCTACTTGGATTAATTTTACTGACTTGGCACAAAGACATGGATTAAAACTAAATTCTAATTATCCAAATATAGAAATTAACATAGAAGGATTTGAAGGCAGTCTTGACTTAGGTAATAATTTAGATGCTACTGGAGAATCTATCTCTATTGTATTATCAGCATTACTAACATCACAAGTGGATATAGTAAGAGACCCTTATGCAGAAGCTTTAAACATTATTAATCAAACATTAGATACTATTGCCTATATGGTTGTTAGAGGTATTCCTGCAGCAACTATTATAGATATAATGAAATACCCATACATTTCTGAGTTCTTAAAGCAAGAAAGAATTAATCAATCTATGATTGTAAAATCTACTGGTAGAGCTACAGCAAGCAATCCAAAAGGTCTTCAATTAAGTAATGAAGCTTTAACAACACAATTCTTACCTGTTTCTTTTGAACCTAAGAAGGTAACAATGGAACAGATTAAAAGTAAAAACCCTGATATTAAATACAGTGTCCTTGCAATGTTTTTGAATTTAAGAACACAAGCTAGAGATGTTAATAAGGTTAAAAGATATTATTCTCCTGATACAAAATACTTAAAAGATAGAAATGCAGTTAATGCACTTGGTGATTTATTTAATGACATTAATAATCCAGAAGTAAAGTCTATTGTAACATTAGAAGAGCAAGATAAATTAATTACAAATGATTCTTTATTACAAGGATTCCATGAAGGAAGACAGCTTTATGATAAATTATATAACAAGTATTTTTTCTTAGACAGTATTAAAGAATACCAATTATTTAAAAGAATTATATCTCAGCAGTTAAGATTAAATACTGATGATAAAATCAAATTCTATGAATCAATAGACCAAAACTTAATTACCTATTTATTACAAAGACACTCAACATACATTAATGAATCAGGATTAACTTTTGACAAGGTTATGAAAGGTAAAGGTTCTACAGCTAATCTAATAGCTGACCTTAGAGAGGATCCTGACTTTGCAGATAATTTATTTGTTAAAAACTTACTTGCTTTAGTAAACAACAGAGGTACAGGTATTGATAACTTTAGGTCTTTTAAAGGTAAGGGTACTACATCATTTATTAATGAACAAGCAGACTCTTTTGATGAACTAAGAAAAGCAGATCCTACAAAAGCAGCTATACTAGTTATAACAAATGCTTTCCAATCAGGTACTTATAATTCAATATTCCAATTAAATAAGTTTTTACCTTATGACTTACAAAAGATATTTCTTTCAGATTTAAGTCAGATTGTAACTAAGATGTTAGCAAGTGATTCTATAACAGCAACTCAGATTAATGAATTTATGCATAAGTATTTACTATCTCATACTGAGTATATACCTGAGACTTGGAAGTTTTCACCTAAATTTATTAAAGAAGCCACTAAGATATTTCCTTATGCTAAAAACAACAAGGGTATTATTTTCTTAGTAAATAAAGGTGTAATAACAGATATTAAAGTAGATACTATAGGTAACTATCAAGGTATTGATTACAATAAAAAAGTACCTCTTACAGATAACTTTAATGATGTTACTGTAACAGAATCTGAAGATGTAACATCTACTGAAAAAATGACTATAGAATCATTAAATATTGATTATAGTCAAGAAGTTAATGTGTATGCAGGTACAAATGAAAATACTAGTTTAAGTAATTTTTCTTCTGACAAACCTGTTACTGTTAGTGGACAAAAGTTTGATACTGTAGAAGGATATTTCCAAGCAAGAAAAATGGATTATTCTAGTGAATATTATCAAAGTAATATTCCAGGCAATGTAGAAATGTCTTTAGCTAAATTAGAAAGATTTAAAAGAGCTAAAGGTTCTAATGCTAGATTAATGGGTAAAGAACTAAAAGGACTTAAAGTTAGTGACTGGGATGTTGCAGCTACTGATATTTTAAAAGAAGGTATGTTGCAATCATTTTTGCAAAATCCACAAGCAGCTGCTGAACTACTAGCTACTGGCAATGCACTACTTACACATAAAAATGAAAGAGGTGTTGAACAAGATAATGGTAGATTTTCAAAATTGCTAATGGAGATTAGAGAACAGCTATATCAAATGACTTTGCAAAAGCAAGAAGAAATGCCTACCTTTGAAGAAAAAGAAGAAAAGAATCCACATGAAGTTAAACAAGGTGTAGATCCTGTTTACCAAGATTTAGCTGATAAAATTGATATTGAAAAATTTGATGCTTTCTTCCCAGACTATACAGAGCTAAGTATTGATGAAAAAATAAATATGCTTAAAGCAGCAAGTGAAGAAGAAATAAAAATAGTTTGTAGAATACTATGAAAAAGAATTGTGATACAAATACCCCAGGAACTGTAGTTGCTGACAAAATAAAAAACCACCAAGTTGCTGACTTATTTCCAGGAAAATGTGAAACTCAGCAAGAAGGTATTAATAGACTTGAATTTTCTAATAATATTCTTGAAGTAAAAACTTTTGAAGGTAACAGAGGTTATGGTGTTGTAGGAGTTTCTGCTAAAGAATTCATGACTAAAAAAACATTTACTTCTGAATCTAAAGAAGCATTTGAAGAAAAGATGGGTCCAGCTAAAGCAGTTGAATTAAATACAGCTGTTACATCTATATTACAAAGAGACCTTGGTACTTACATCCATCTTGAAATGGAGAACTTAATTAATATTTTATGTACTACTGAGTACAAAGACAAAGTATTAATAAGAGCAGGTAACTATAAATCATTAGCAGATTTAAGAGCAGCTAGTAAACTGTCTGAAGATAATTTTAATGTATTATACAAGACAGCTAAAAAGCTAATTGAATCAGGTATTACTGAGCAAAAAAAGAAAGACCCTATGGGTAAAGTCTACATTACAGCAGAGCAAAGATTACTTGCATCTAGTTCATTAGGTGGAACTTCAGATTTAATATTTTTATACTCAGATGTTACAACAGATAACTTTGACTATAAAACAATGACTACTAAATATGGTGATATTAGATTTGAAAGAAATAGAGCAAAAATTGTAAACCCAAGTTGGATTCCTTTTTATAAATATGAAGATTGGAACTTACAACTACCTAAAACTACATTTGCATTAGAAAAGATTATTGGTGTAAAACAAAATAATAAATGTAGAATTATTCCAATAGCAATGATTTTGGAATATAAAGATGGAAATCCTACTGGTAAAATAAATCAAATAGAGACATTTGTATCAGCTAAAGATTATTTACAGCAAATACCTATTCAAGAAAAAACAGGTATTGGTAGTTTAGATGAAGGTATTGAAAAATTAAGCAGACTTAAAGAAAATTACATATATGAATTAGGTCAAGGTATTTCTCGTGAAAGAAAAGAGTTTTTAAAAACTAGAATTGACAGACAGACTAGAGCTATTAATGCAATTATTGTAGATCAAGATATATCTAATCTTATAGATGACTACACAGCAGTAGTTAAAAAATATGCTGATGTAGAAAGTAAAGACTATGCTGTATTAAAGAATATAAAATCAGAAACTGTAGAAGATAAAGTAAACTCTAATTATTTATCATTAGAAGAGCATAGAGATTTACTTAAAGAGTTAGGATTGATATCTTCTATTATAGCAGGTTCATATGAATTCTATGATAGAATGGGTATTGATGAAACTGAGTATATTAAATATAAAAGCAGGTTAAGAATTCTTCAAAATCAAATACTTGTATTAAATGAGCAATTGCAAAATGAATTATTTGCAAGAATTAGTTTAAGTAAAACAGATATAACTGAAATAAAAAGTTCTTTTACAGTTAAGACAGTAGACCAAATGTTTAATACTTTTGGTGAAATACAACACCCTGTATTTAGAGAAGCATTTAGGAAAAAAAGTATGGCTGAATCAGAAGCTAAACTTAAAACACAAAAATTTAAAGAGAAATTAGAAGAGGTTGCTGTTGAATTAGAGAAATGGGGTAAAGCTAATGGACTAGGATTATTTGGTGCATATGACAAGTTGATTAATAAATCAACAGGTAATATATATGCTAAGAATAATGCAGAATTTACAAAAAAGCTAAAAGAAGCACAAGAGAAAAAAGATGCTACTTTTGTAGATAAATATTTTAAACCCAAAGACAATGCTAAAGCAGAACTTACTAAGTTTATTTTAAGAGTTGTTGAAAAAAGTGGATTAGTACCAGGTAAAGATGATAATAGGATTAATCAGATTTTAGAAGATAATACAGTAGATAACTATAAGTTTAGTGATAAATTCTTTTTTAAATATTATGAATTAAAACCACAATATGTAACTTCATTATCTTCTGAAATATATTCTAAAGAGTATATTGAAATTCAAAGAACACCAGCAATAAAAAATTATTATGATTTTTGGATTAAAACTATGCAGGAGTTTAGAGAGATTACAGATATGGCTAATGACTATACTGCATTGCCTGATAACTTTATCCCTAATTTTAGAGCTGGTCTTATTGAACAAATGTTTCAAGGTGGATTACCATCTGCAGCATGGGAATCATTCATAGGTATATTTAGACAACAATCTGATGATGTTGAGTTTGGTTATATGACTGAACTTGCTAAAAAGAAAGATATAGATACTGGTGAGATACTACATGAGATTCCTTTATTTGGTCTTTACCCTATTTACAATAAGCAAAATGTAATAGACAACAGTCTTAAGTCTTATGATTTAAATAGAGTGTTATACACATTTGCAGATATAGCTTACAACTATGAGGGTCTAAAAAAAATAGAAGCTGAAATCACTGTTTTAGGTGATATGATAGCAACTTTTGATATCACTAAAAAAGATTCAAATGGTAAAATTATTAAATCTATTGGTGGAGCTTACAGTAAATTAACAGGTAAACAGTTAACAGAGTATCAGACATATCTTAATACAATTAAATTTCATGTCTACGGTATTAAAGAGCAAGGAGACATATTAGATAAAAATGCTACTAAAGTAGTAAATAAACTTAATGACCTTCAAAGAGCATCTAAAATGATGTTTGAACCTGTAATACAAGTATCAGCATCGTTAGCATCTAAAGTAATGTCTTACTATGAAGGTGTAAAAGGATTTTACTATACAAGAGGTCAAATGTTTGAAAGTGAAAAAATGCTAGCTTCTGTATTTACAGAAAATGGTAAACTTGCTTCTGCTTTATTACAATACTTTGAGTTTTCAGATAAAAATATTGGTGTTAGAGCTAATGAATTGCCTAGTAATTTTCTTGTCAGACTTGCTAATAAAGGAATAGGGTACCTTGGATTTAGAAAAGGTTCTGAGTGGATAGATAACAGTATTGGATTATCTATGTTACAAAATTATGGTATAGATGAAAATGGTAAATTTAAAAGATTAAAAATGTTACCCAAAGGCTCTAAATCTTTATTACAAAGAGCATCATTAAAAGATGGTAAGCTTGAAATTGAAGGTATGACATTAGATGTGTATAATGATTTTTCACAAGCAGTAAAAAAAGTATCTAGAAGTATTAAAGGTGAACTTAGTGATAAAGATCAAAGAGCAATTAATTATACAATGCTAGGTAAACTAGCAATGACTTACAAAAACTGGTTACCAGATTTGTGGAAAGAGCATATGGGTAGTGTGCAGTATAATAATTATACAGATGCTGTAGTTATTGGTAGGTTTAATGCTATCTATCAAAACCTTAAAACAGATGAAAGTAAGAAATTTTTATTGTTAAATCAAGCTGCTTGGATAGGATTAGGTAAAATACTATTAGATATACCATTAGCATTAATACCAAAAGTAGGATTTAAATTCTCAAAAACTAATGAAGCAAGAGCTAGAGCATTGTTTGAGCAGTTTAAACAAAATAACCCTAATGATAAAAGAATTCAAGAATATTCATTTGAAGAATTTTTAGATTACTATGATGGTCAGATAAGAGCAGGTATACAAGAATTGTCAATATACTTAGCATTAATTGGTCTTGTACTTTTAGTAGGTGGAGATTGGGATGATGATGGTAAAGCTGATTATCAACAGTATTTAGCATTAAGTTTAACCTATAAAGTTATAAACAGAATGAGAAGAGAGTTAGGATTTTTCTTAGGTTCTGAAGGTATTGATATTGCTTTAAACACAACTATTCCAGTAACATCTATAGGTCTTGATTTAAAAAGAAGTTTATTAAACTTTGTACAAGAAGCTTATGATGATATATATGATATAGATAATCCTTATGATCAATCTGGATATCTACATCATATGTCTAAAATTACACCTCTTGTTAATCCTATTAGAAAAGCTTTAGATTTAAAGAGAGAATCATAACGAGGGTCTAAAAAAAAGGGGGCAAAGCCCCCTCTAATTTAATCTAATGAAACTCCATAATCATTTAGTAACTCATGGAGCATATCTCTAGCATCTTGATAAGCAGTAGCTGAACTGTCATCTAATGTAGTATCATACTTAAGTTTACCTCTTAGCTTTTGATTTAAATCCCAAAGAACCGCTTTATAATCTCCTGCATGTACTGCATCATGAAATTCTACTTGTTCTTCAGGTAAAGTAAATGTTATAGTAGCCTTTGCCATGTTATTTAATTTTAAAAAACCATTTAACAATCTTAGGTAGTTTAGATAGTTGCTCATAAGCACTCTTTAGATTATAATCTAAATTATTATGTAAAGTTCTTATTCTAACATTATCAGCTTTTAGTTCCATTACTTGCTTAGAGTAATCTTTAATTTTAACATTAAGTTCTTCTAGCATTCTCTCATTAGCACTAAGACCATTCTGTAATGAAATAATCTGAGATACTTTCTCATTAATCAATTCAGACTGTTTGTCAATTACTGGTGATGTTATACTAACATCTGCTACTAATGCATCTACTTGAGGCTTACGTGCTCTTCTTCTTGGTTTATTTTCCATTGCTTATTTATTTGTTTGTTGTTTATAAAGTTGTTATTTCACAGGCACCACCTGCACAAGCAGCTTGGTCTACTAAGTTAGTAATATCATCTTCTTCTGTAACTAAAGATAGGTCAATAGATGTTAATTGACCTACAAGATTGTTGTATTGTTGTTCTGTAATATCTTCAAAAGGTGCTTGACTATAGCTACCACCATCAAATGGAAGACAGCTTAATCCATTGTAGTACTCTTTATTTTCCCACATCCATTCTCCAACTACTTCCCACTCATCTTTTTCAACATCTGTATGATCAAAATACATTCTACTTTTATCAATAGAGATAGTAGCAGATACATTATGTGTGTTATCTCCGTGTATATGTCCAGGTTTTATCCATTTCATGGACACGTTCTTAACTCTCTCTAATGTATGAATAGCAGTCTCAGTTCTTATTACAGAACCAGCAGGTGCTTTAATAGGAATCTCAACTACTGCAGAATTAGGAATTAATAAATGGTCTTTAACTAGACTAGGGTGGTTTTGATTAAGATACTTATAAAGGTCTTCTGACTTAGACATTTGCATTCTTCTAATATAGAAGTCATTATGCCAAGCATGAATACCTGATGCAGTACCTAATACACAGCTTGTAGTACCTGATGGCTTAACACAAGTAATTCTAGCTGCTCTATTAATACCTAAAGTTTGAGATAACTCAATATTAGTAAGATAAGCTATGTTAGCTGCTTCTGTAAGGTTATACTTAAATACCTCCATGCTAGCAATACCAGTCATACCAATACCAACTAGAGCATCTTTCTCAGTAGTCTTTTTCCAAATAGGTCTTAGATAATGAAAATCAGTAAATCCTGCTTGTAAAGTACCAAAGAATGCTGCTGCAGTTACTCTATGATTTAAATCTTGTTGTGATTCAACATCACTTACATTAACTTCACATAGATTACAAAACTGATAAGGTCTTAATGCAATCTCACAGCAAGGATTAGTACCCCAATCTGGATTATTAGTAAAGTAAATACCAGGTTCACCAGCATTACTTAATTCAATCTTTCTCCATAAGTCTAAGAAAAACTCTTTAGTTATTCTGTGTCTTACAAGTACAGCAGAGTTATTAGCTCTACCTCTTTGTGGATTAAGTTCCCACCAATTACCAAACTTACAAGTTAGCATTGATTCATCATCAGCACTAAACAAGCTAATCAAAGCTGCTCTTCTAATACCACCTGCAAGAACTGCATCTGCAATATGACAAACTATATCATGAACTTCAACAGAAGATAGCTTTTGACCATTCTCTTTTCTTTCAAGGATTTGTTCTAATTCAAATAAGCATTTCTTAAGCGGCTCAGGTCCTGGTGCTTTACCACCAGCAGTAATTAATCTTGCACCTTTGTGTCTAATATCACTAAAGTCAAATCTAGGTTTAGTATTTCTAAAACCAAGATAACTTCCAATCATATGCTTAACAGCATCAGCCCAACCTTCAATACTATCACCTACTAAGAACTTTTGTTCTTTAACAGGCTTATTAATTTCAGGTAGTTTCTCAATGTGTTTAAACTGTACAGAGTAACCTACTCCTGTACCACCAAGTAGTAAGAACATAATCTCACCAAAGGCTCTGTAGTCATCAATAGGTAAATAGCAACAGTTGTAGATTCTAGCTTCATTCTTTTGAATAGCAGGACCTGCAAACTGCAATGCTCTCATAGATGGTAATACCTTTTTATCAAAAATAAGCTGACCATGATTCATAATATCATTAGCAAGGGCAGGATATTTATCTACCATCATCTGTAAGTATCTTACAATGATTTCATTATATGTTTCTCGTCTTTTTTGTTGTGGTAAGTATTTAGCATACTTATTAAAGACTACCACGTTAGATAGTGTTTCTAATCCAATTTCCATTTTTAAATTTTTAAGGGGTGGCAAATATAATAATAAAACCCACACACCAAACATTTGATTGTCTGATATGTGGGTATTTTTTATTATTACAAGCTCATTGGTAAATCATGTTCTGTTGCTAAATAGCATATAGCATTTTTAAAAGAATTAATGTTTTCATTCATCATACCAATTGCAGTATTACAATTAGAACATAATAGCCCTCTTACTTTTCCAGTAGTATGACAATGGTCTATAACTAATCTGTCTTTAAAGTATAAACTATCAGATTCAAATTGTTTTTCACAAATTAAACATTTACCTTCTTGAAGCCTAAAAAGCTCATTATATTGATTAATATCAATTTTATAACATCTTTTAAAATGCCTGTTTCTGCTTTTTTCAGTGCTATAAGTTTTTTTAGAATCTTTCCTCAAACAAATAGAACACCTACTTCTAAATAATCTTTTTCTACCTATTTGGTTTACTTTTCCATATTCAGAGTTAGGTTTTTCTATATTACATGAACTACATTTATGTAAATAATCTAAATCATTTACATCTTTCATAGTGCCATAGGTATGTTTATAGGTAATTTTCCGTTTAATACTACACAACAGGCCACTACTGGCTTTCTGGTATTCTGTTTGCCATAGGCAAAAGCATACTTTTCATGGTCAATTCCACAACCTACTGAAACACCAAATATTAGATCTTTAAAAGATGCTAGATATCTGACATTACATACAGTATGTAAGTGACCAATAACTGTAGATTGTCTGTTTTCTCTAGCAGCATTAATAGCTGCTAATTCACCAGATAATCCAGTACCATGTTGATAAATTACTCCATTAATTTCATGAATAAAATCCCATTGCCATGTAGGTGGACTTTGTAATAACTCTTGATAAGTTTTTAACCAAGTCTTAGGTAAGCCAGCTGTAAAAGCTTTTCTAAATGGTAATGCATCATGATTTCCAATGCAAACTTTTACATTAGGAAATGTGTAATACCATTCTTTCATCTTTAGTAGAGCTAAGTTAAACTCATCTCCTGCTGACATACCTTCAGGGTCTTTTTCATGATAACTAACAGCATGGTTATCAACTGCATCACCAATGTGAACTACAGTACCACAATCATACTCTTCTTGTACTGACCTACAGAATGCCATATACCCTTGTAGAGTAAATGGTTCATGTGGGTCACCAATAACCAGAACATTATCTGGATTTCCATCCAAATAAGGTTCTAGTTTTGTGGCTGCACTTTTAAATGTATTACGATATAATTCTCTTGCTAATCTGATTATTTCAATGTTTTCTTCACCAGTTAATTCACTGACAATATCCAACGATTTCTTTAGGTAACCAGGCTTAGCACAGAAAAACTCATATACAAAATTAATCCTTGCATTATTGTTTTTAGCCATATTTTTTTATTTATACAAATATAAGAATATCTTATATAACCTCTTGTTCATTATCTACTTTATACTTTATAAAATAGGTTTCTTCTTCTATAGAAGGTATAGATGATAACTCAGCATCTTGAGGTAAACTCATACCAATCTGCTTCTCAATCTCAAATCTCCGCCAGTCTTTCTTATACAGAACACCAGAAGGACCAAAATTATCAGAAGATGTAGCAGAGTAAAAATCAAGAATCTTCTTTTTATCTTCTACCCTAAACTTAGAATAGGAACCACTATCAAATAAAGCTAATGTCTTTAAGCACTCAAAAGGTATTTCATAAATCAACATAACAGAAACTTTATCAAAATCTACATATGAATGGAAACAAGGGTTTTTCTTCATTCTAGATATGTAAGCTTCAAAACCTGCAATTGGACTATATTTATATAAAACAAATACATGTTGAGTTAATTCAGGAAACTCTTCACAATACCTAAAAGCGTTAATAAAATTACATTTAGGAAAGAACTCATCTTCCTTAAAATCAGTAATCTTACCATTTTTAGGTGTCACCAGCGGCAATAGATATGCAACTGTTTTAGTCTTAATCTTTTTAATTTCATCTAACGTCATATTACAAGATTATTTACATCTAAGGTAATAGGTTCTTCTTCACCAAAATACTCCCCATCCATGATTTTTAGACATTTATAATTCTGATAGAATTTTTCAATGCCTTTATATTCACCATATTGACTGATGTACTCTTCAAAAATTATATTTCTGAAAGATTCTACGTCATCAATATTAGCAAGAAGTTTAATGGCAAAAGCTTTGCCTTTACCTTCAAGGCCTTTTATATTATCTACTGAGTCTCCAATAATCATGGATTGCCAGAAGAATAAATCAGCCTCTTGTTCACTAGTTGTAACCCATTCATTAGTTTTGTAATTGTAGTGAGTTCCCTCTAGTTGTAGTAAATCTTTGTCTATTGCACATATAAATGAATTATCAAGCTTAATTCTCAACATATTAACTACATCATCAGCTTCTATACCATGTAGTGGTATAAATCCCCAATGATCTACCATATGTTGTTTTGCCTCCTTGTAAAAGGGAAGAGGCTCCCTATCTTTTCTATTAGCTTTGTATTCAGGATATGCATCATATCTAAATTGAGCTCTAGTATATCCTAAATACCCCAAATACTTGTTAGCTTTAGTGTTAATTAGTATAGAACTAATCAAACTATCAATAGATTGTTTTATAACCTCTAAAGGCTTATCATAGGTTTTATTATCACTGTCCCAGTGGGCTATAAAAACTATAGAGTCAGCATCAATTAAGGCTATATTTTCTGAGTGTAATTCCATGTTCTAGTAGTTTTTTAATAATGCGATAGAAGTCTTCCTTCCTAAGAACTACTACTTCCTCACCTTCTTTTTTATGAAAAACCACATTTACATAAACATCTCTTTCTGGAACCATCTTTGGAATAAAAGTTTCCATGTCATCTAAAACAGTAAATACATTCAAGCCAGTTTTTACAGCTTTACACTGTATATTATATGGAACACCATTGATATCTATCTTGGCATCATCCATAATTTTACTTGTAGCTCTAGTAGTTGCTGCTGTAGCAAAACCTAATTCTTTTAATTCCTTAACAACTTTCCTCTCATAATTATGACCTATCCTCCTAACATTGGGTCTAGCCTTTGTTTTCTCAGCAGGTAGTTCATTCTTATTTTTAATCTTACGTCTGTTTGGTTCTCTCATTTGATTTGTTATTAGTAAGAACATTAATGATATCATTAAATGCTTCTACTTTACCTTCATAGAATCTAATTGTTAAGGGATCCTGGTCAAGAGTATCCAACTCAGTGGCTACTCTATCACAGGCATCTCTTTTTTTATAAACGACTTGAAGGATTGTTTCTGTTAACTTATCCATAAGCCGTTAGCTTATACTGTTCCTACAACAGCATCAACATCAGCATTGTAAATTGCTGTTTCAGCTGATGGTGCTTCAACATCATTAAAGGTATCAACTCTATTGATGATAAAATCAAATACAGGATTGATAACATAATCAACACTAGTTTTTGTTGGTTTAGCAAAACCAAATTTAATTAGTACATCACGCATTTCTTTAATGCTAATACCAAAATGGTCAGCCATTGTTTTTGCATCTGTTCTGTATGCTCTCATTGCTGCTACTTCTTTTTGAGAGATATTTATAATTGTTGCTTCTGTGTTCATATTAAATAATCTTTTAAATTTGTTGTTAATTTTTTTGTTTGATCATATCCTTTAATGGATATATAATCGGAAATATCTTTAATATTATCAGGGATAACTAAAGATTTTATACCAAATTGTGTAGAGAACTTTTTCATTGCTTTTAAACCTACTTCATCGTTATCATAGTTTATAATGATATTTGGAAACCTCATTGATAGTAGTTGAAATTGATTCTCATTTAAGAAAATGCTCTCACTTTGTGGTGATATGCTATTATAACCATAAATACGCCAAATCATGCAATCCTTTAAAGATTTTGTTACTATTAATTCTTTATTTTGTTTATCTAATTGATTGTAACCACTAAAGACATTCCTTGGTATATTACTTATCCATTTATTCTGCCTGTCAGCAGATGGTCTAAGTATCTTTCTCATTCCATTACCATGCTCATAACTATAAGCAGGGTCATTTGCACTCTCTGAGTAAACATTTAGCAATTCATTATTATTAACGCTAATCCAGTAATCTGTTACAGGAACAACATTATAAAAATTGAGCAGGTCTTTGTCTATATAATACTTATTCCAGTAAGTATCATACTCTTTCCAATCTCTCTTTTTTATCCTAATCATTGTAGTTTGCCTATTATGTTTGTCAGGTAGTCCTAAATAATTTAAAGATGGTATTATTTCTTTGTTTTGAACTTTCTTAATAAATCCAAAGTCATTTGCAATTACTTTTAATATTTCATGATAAGTTAGTTCTTCATTAAATTTTTGTCTCATGTAGAATTGTACATATGCAAAACAATTGTAACTTTCATTAGTACCAAAGTCCTTGTAATATAGACCATTTGGATAAGCTTTAATGCTGCAAGAAGGATATTTATCCATTCTTATATCTGAGCAGAATGGTTTATTAAGTTCTGTAAAGTTCTTACAATAGAATCTAAAAATCTGGTACTCAGAAACATTCCTGAGTACCATATCCTTAGTTAAATGAATAACGTCTACACCTCCAAAATTAGAACTGTAAGCCATCATTACCTCCTGATGTAAAGAAATCATTATCAGGTAGTTTTACCAGTTTCTTGATATCAGTATCAGGGTTGAATGTCATCTTAGTTACAGCTACCACAGGGTATTCTGCACCTTCTTGAATTGCTTCTGCAAATTCTGGATAACCAATAACAGATCTAACACCTGTTGTGCCATCTTGTTTAAGATATTCTTCACCACGGAATTTAATTCTCAAAGAATTACCAGATAGTTTATCATTGTAAACTTGACCTAATTCTTCAATGTTTTCTGCTTTAGCTGCAAGATAATCTACATCTTTTACAATTTTAGTAAAGATGTGTCTGATTTTCTTGTAAGTAGATTCTGCTGCTTTATCTGATAGATAAAAGCGTAAATCTGTTGCTGAATCAGGTTCACCATCTATTAAGTGCATAGAAAATGTAAGAGTAGGATTACCATTAGCATTTAATTCGCCTTTAACAGACTTGATTGTTACTTCGTGAATGCCTGGTCTAATGTACTTAGGCTTACTGATTTCTTGAACATCTTGTCCTCCAAATGTCATAATTTTAAAATTTAGTTATTGTTATTTAAATACTTTATCCCAACTAGCTACAAGATTCCCATCTATAGACTCAGTTAAAATAATTTCTTGATTTTTTAGATGGTCTGGTCTAGCACCACAAGTAATCTCATCAGATGTTTTGAAATTCAAAATAACTTGATTACCTTTTCTGCTTAATAAACCAATAGCATCTGCTTTAGCACAAACTAAAGACTTAATTTTACCTGTAAGATCCAAATCTACAGCAGCAACTTCTTTGCCTGCTATATCAATATTCTTATCTTTCAAGTGACCTAGTAGAATAATACTACCATCTTCAGGCACCAATGTCTCAATGTAATCTAAAATCTTAAAGAAAGCTTCTCTAAGATATAAATAACCTGCACCATTAGGTAGTTTAAGTACATTATCACCTGCAAATGTTTTACCCATAGGAGTATCCATATACAAAGATTTAGCATAACCTAAACACAATTCCTCTAAAGCAGTTACAGTATCTACTGCAATATACCTATAAGGTTTTCCAGCTTTAACAATCTCAGCACCAACCTCTTTAAGAGTTTGAAGGCTATCAATTTTAAGCTTCATTGCATCAACATAATCAGAACCCTTTTCAAAGTCTAGCAAAAGGCAATCATCCAATAAAGCCAAAGCTGAGGTTTTCCCAGCTTTAGGCTTTGAATAGATAACCAACCTTTTAGGATTAGCTCTAGTAGCTAACACCTTTTTAGTTGGTAGTTCAATCATAATTTAACTGCAAGTTCTAGTATACGTTCTACTAATACTGGATACAATCCAGGATACTGACTCTTAACTAAATCAATGTTAGTACCACCAATAATAATTGGAGTTCTTTGACCATCTCTTGTTTGCAAATCTGTCTTTGGAACAACAGTAGTCAAATCCAATACTTTGCAAATAGTATTAATAGCATCAATAGAATCTTGTCTTGTATCACAAGGGAATCTACCTGCTTTAATTTCGTTTACATAAGCAATGTATTCTGCTTTCATTTCCTCATTTGGGTCTGTAGCTGGTTTTGCTACATCTACCACTTCTTCAAAACTTACTGTTTCTTCTGTCATTTTTCTTGTTTTTGTTGTTGTTAATAGTAACCTCTCCCTTTTGAGAGGTGATTGTCATAATAAGCATCTTTTTCATCAAGATAGTTAAAGCATTCTAAGCAATAGCTTTGCTGCATTCCTGCATCCCACATAGTATCTTTGTGAGAACAAGGTGCACCTACTTTGTCAAAAAATAAATCTAACTGTTTAATGTTATCTGCTTTATTGTCAATAGGTTCAAAACTTTGATTATACTGTTTTTCTATTTTAAATTCTTCTTCTTTTTGTTCTATATAATCTAAGATTAAATACTCAAGAGGAGCAAATTCATCTGCAAATTCTATCATTTCTACATCACGCTGCTCAATTAAAGCTACAACATAGTCAAATGCTTTACCATAAGCATAAGTATGTTTAGGATTATTGACATAGAGCTTGCTCTTTTTAAAGCCTTCATATAACGCCTCATAAAGTTCTGACTTACTTTCCGTTGGTTTACTCCCGTAGGTAACTGTAGGTCTTGTAAATAAGAAGCGTTTATCAGAATTACTAATAATATCACAAATTACATTGTAGCAATTTGTAACATCTTTAATAGACACATACTCAGTAGATGTATGAGGATTGTAATACCCACAAGAAATATTAAAGCAAGCAATGCCTACATTTCTTTTAGATAAACAACCAGCATCAGTTGCAATACCTACACACTCTTTGTAATTATAGTCTTTAAGAACAGGTGCCACAAATGTACTAAATTCTTCTCCAAATAGTTGCACACCATTTGAATAATTTATGAAATCTGAGTTATTTTTTCTGTCAGCCTGACCTATAAACATACAATCATCAAAGTATGATAAATCACAAGCACTAGAACCTATGCAACCTATTTCTTCTGCTACAAAAAATACAACTTTTAAAAAGTTATAGTCTTCCAAAAGTTGTAAACACATAAATACTCCTACAAGGTCATCACCACCAGTACCTATTTGTCTTGGTCCATCAAATGCTAACAAATAATCACCATTTTGAAATATGGTTTTATTCTGAGCATATTTATGAACTTGATCTAAATGACTTATTATACATGGGTAAAGACTAGTTTCACCTTTAGTAACATAAATATTACCATGTGTGTCATTCTCTATTTTCAGCTTACCTTTCATCCTAAGATTCAAAGCATCTAAATAGGCATTTAAAGTAGGAACTATTTGTTCCTGCTCTTTGTTAGACTCAGACTGCCATCCTAGAACCTCTATTAATAATTTTTCGTTAAACATTGTGTTAAAATATAATGTGTTGTTCTTGTTGACTATCTGTTGCTATGTCATTAATTTGACTTAGCATTGTCTGTAATTCAGGGTTAGAAGCTATAAGTCTAGCTATATTAGCATTTGGAGTATAACCAGTTATTTGTTCATGTATTCCTGCTCCTGTTGCTACAATATTAACTGGGCCAGGATTTAATGTACCAACTTCATTTAAAGCAGCTATAGTATAAGGATTTTCTTCTACTTCTTGCTCTGAATCTAAATCTTCCTCATCCCAATCTAAATCTTCTTCATAATCTTCATCAGCTTCATCAATATCAGAATCAGAATCATTTAATGTTACTGTATCAATCCTAAGAATTGGATCTATACCATAGCTTGTATTGACAAATCTTGTATCATATACTTTACCATTATCGTAATAAACATGATTGTTATCAACAAGTTCACCAGATAATTCACAAGCAGTAAAGAAATTTAATTCATTAACAGATGCTTGCATAGTAAATGCATTTATGTACTGAAAATTATCTATATAAGGAACATCATAACTACTACTAATGTTAGATTGTTGCATTATAGCTACTTGATATCTAACAGCATAAGTTTGCTTATCAATAGCAGAAGGTATCCAATCTAAAGCTACTTTGTAGTTATCATCATACTGTTTAGTCCAGTTACCTGGGCCTTGATTAAGTAAGTTTTTAGTACTACAAGATTTTCTATGCTCATAGATATTTTTAATATTATTTTCTTTAGCATATCTGTGAAACAAAGTAATAAGCTTAGTATCTACAGAATAAATTCTATCCATAAATACAGTACCATCAGTTGTAGTAACTAATAGTGCTCTAGCCATAATAGAATCTGTTTGACCTGCTTTCATAATAAGCAATCTAAAGTTAGAATTCTTAGCATAGAACTTTATAACATGACTTTTACTACTATCACGCATACAAGAATTACCTAGTTCACCAGTCATTCTAAAATAACTGTCTTTAAGATAATATTTTATAATATCATCACCAACAACTACTGAAAATAAATTAGAGTCAAAACATGTTAGCATTTTATTATACTCTATATAAGCATTAACAGTAGCTTCAGATACTTCAGGAAGATGGTCTTTAAAGAATTTACCTATACCCATAGTTCTATGATAAGAAGCTGAATCTTCATTCCATCCATTAGCAACAGCATAAGCATATTTTTCTTTAGTTACATAAACAATGTTATTTTCATCTATATGCTTAAAATAGTATATCTCACCTACTTCATTTACAGCACTATAAAAACGATAACTATTAATATTAGGCACCATTCTATGTAATTCTGAATATAAAGCACCTTTACTAACTCTAACTTTATGTTCATTACGATTTAAAGGTAAATTACCTACATACATAGCAGCTGAAATTACAATTTGACCATCAGGATTTTGATATATATAATAATCTAATTCCATCTTTTCACAGATTGTATAGCCTTTACTTTTCATAACACAAAAAGATATACTATTCATAGCATTTTCATGATATCTGTTAATACTGCTAATATAAGTATTTGTATACCCATCTACTACTATAAGACTTTTTCTTCTATCAACAAAACGCACATTTGAATCTACATAACCTATACCAGTAAGGTGATGCCAATCTACGTCTGTTATTGTTAAATACAATACTTTAGTATCATTATTATAACTTAATGCAGCTTTAAACCTTCTAGATTTAGATTGTTTAAACAGGAAAATCAGTTCATCTGGAAATTTTATTTTTGCATCGCCTTGTTGGTTTGTTATTATTATTTTTCCCATATTAAAAAATATAAAAGCCCCTACTTTTTACAGCAGGGGCTTAAATTGTTTATTAGCGTTGGCTAGTTACAAATAGTAATGCTAGATTACCATAAGATTCAGCATCAGTTGTTGTAGCAACCCAGTTACCATCCTTCAAAGTTACATGGTAACGTGTTGGTGATTTCTTTTGGCTTCTTACTTTGTTGTACAAAGCACAAATAGTATCAGCATCAGGTACTTGTGGCAATTCTGCTTCTGGCTCATGTAGATTAACTTCATCATGGTCAGTATCAGGAGTATAGCTATCTATTAGATTTCTAACAAAATCAAAGATACCACCATCTTCCAATAAATCAAATACCATACTTGATTCTTTAGCAGCAAATTCTTCAGTTCTAATCCAATTTACATCGAATTTCTTGCTACCTGTTGTTAAATACATACCTTCCTCTATATCACAGATATTAGGAGATATTGAACAATTTAATTGTTGTGCAAATGCAATACATGCTCTTGCTACATTGATGTCGTCTACATAAAAGATTTCTCTTGTCATTTTAATTTGTTTTTAAATTTGTTGATTGTAATAATTGTTTATTTCTAATGAGTCTGGAGCAGGTAATTCAAAGAATTTACCAGATTCAGGTTTAACATAAAGACCTTTTGCTATACCATCTCTTGATAATCTGTTCTTGATTATCTTAAGCATAAGCATTTTGTCTTTAAGTTTACTAAGGTCATAGCCAAGGCTTGTATCCATATCTAATTTATATGGGCACATTAAACCTAAAACTATGTCAGCATCTTGATAAGGATTAGTGGTATCTTTGAAATCCCCTTGTGAAGGAGACAGATCTACACCCTTAAATTTTTGACGGTCCACTGAAGATAAACCTTGGTTAAATTGTTGAAGTATTATGGGTGTAAATCCAAAAATATTCCGCAAAATCACAAAGTACTCACTCATCTTATCCATCACCTCCTTAGTTTGAAATCCTCTTTCTTTTTTAAGTAAGTATAAGTGGTCTAAAGCTACTATATTATAAGCATATGGATTATTTGGTTTATAACCACATATTCTTTGTTTAGTTTTACCTTCATGATCCTTATACTCTTCATACTGGATTTCACCATGAAGACTTGCAAATTTCCACAGCTCATTAAAGATACCAGTTGGGTTAGTAGACTCAAATCTAAAATGAATTTTGTCTGCCATTTCCTCTACCATTGTTATGATAGGTTCTATAACTGCTACTTCTTGAGGTGTTAATCTAAAATCTCCAAGGCCTTTAATTTTCTCTGGTGGTATTACTACTCCATGTAATTGATAAGCAAAAGATGATACCCAATTGCACATCTTAGTTAGCTTGTCAATCTCAAAGGAATAATAAAAGACATTGCATTCAATATCATTATCACTAGCAGACTTCATAGCATTCCTGACTATATAATCCAACAGAGTTGTCTTATAAGTACCTGAAGAACCACCTATTAGATAGTAGGTTCCACGTTGAACACCAAAAGTGTACTTGTTTAAATCTTTGAATCCATTAGCTAATCCTTGAAATTTACCTTCCAGACCTTCATTAATTCTTTTTGTTAAAATACTCATACTCTTTCCACCCTTTCTTGAGTGTCTTGAATATCCAAATCAGCATATTTATCCCAGGTTTGTTGATTAAACCAGGTTCTAATATCTTGAAAGAATGCTTCATTATTACCTTTCTTCCTAAGAAGAATCTCATTCTGAAGACCTTTCATCATTTTAGCACCTATGTTAACATCTTGCCTTTGATAAATTCTGTACTTAGTCAAGCAATGTTTCCCATCACCAGAATCAATGCTCTTAGCTTTCAGTACACGATTACCTATCTTATGAGGATATAAATCATATACTCTTACAAAGAGCATGGTAGCATCATCTGCTTTGGGAAACATTACTTGTTCACAATGGCTTGTTAAATTACCATCTGTGTTCATCAAACCTAGCTCAAATAGAGTTTCTATATCTAAATCATTAGCTAGATTATATTTCTTGCATTGCAAATAGGCATACTCTACAGGAGTAATACCTAAATTTGCAGAATCATCAGTATCAATTGTCAGTATCATTTGATAGTTTTAATTTATCTAATAACGTATCCTCATCTAAATCTGCTAACTGCACTAAACATTTTGACAATAGAACTATAGAATTACATTCTTTTTCTCTCATCTCCATATCTGGTGAACCACCTAACATACATTCAATGTATTTATTGTGAAAGAATATAAGTAAATCAGCAGCACTTGGTGCTATGAATAATATAAACTCTTTTTCTAAATTACCTGAATCTTTACCTGATGAGAAAAATGCTATTGTATCATCTTTAGTATCAAAGATTGTCATTACATCTTTATTCTCTTTAACTTCATTAAGAACATCATAAAGGTCTTCTTTACCATCCTTAAAGTTTTCAGAATAATCTGTAATGGCATCTAATCCTACTAATACTTGTACATTATTTGAATCCATAATTGTTGTATAATATTGAATACTCATCTTGCTCAACAATTCTCTCATCAATTAGTTCTTCAATAGTTGCAAGTGGTATGTTTTCATCATATACATCTTGTATTAGCTCTCTAATCTTGAATGCAGAATCACTCCATATTCCTGGATAGATAGCTTGTACACAATTGATACAGAAAACAATTTCATCTTTTTCTAAAGTACTTGTCATAAGTTTTTTGAATTTAAATAAGTTATCTTTTGTTTATCTAGGTTCTCAGAACATTTAGTCCACCATACCTCATCTTGAGTGCCTACAGCAACTAATACCCAAATAGTAGCTTCATGGTCAGGTCTCCACCTAACAATTCTACCTGTCTGTTGTATTAAGTTTCTTTCAACACTATTAATCTGAATGATAATAGCAGAATCCAAGTCTGGAATATTCTGACCCTCATTTAAAGCTTTGACGCAGCTAAGTTGCTGAATTTGCTTGCTGCGTAACTTTTCTAAAGCTTTATCTGAGGATTTTGAATGAAAAGTGTCTGAACACAACTCTTCAGCTTGAGCAATAGAATGGCAAAAGAACAAAGCTCTTTCACCAACCATATACTTATCTTTAATTAGTTTGGCAACATCCATTTTGGATTTAAGATTCCCAAGAAATCGTTGTCTTGCTAATTGTGCAAACATAGCAGCTTTAATTCTGCCACCATATTTATGTTGCAATATCAATTTAGATAGATATTGATAATGGCTATACTCAGTAGTCATAAAGGGTTTATCCTTTGAGCCTGCTGTTATATACTTATCAACACTATTTAATTGAATTTCCACTAGATTGATTTTATAAGGTGCAACAACACTATCTTCAACTGCTGAATCTAATCTGTACTCATATATCACTGGACAGTGAATTTTGAGTAACATTTTTTTGGTTTCATCTGTTGGTGGTGTGGCTGATAACCCTAGTATCCTAGTGGATACATTTTGCATAAAGAACTTACTATTACTTTCAGTAATGTTATGCAATTCATCAAGTATTACTAAATCATAATTTTCATCAAAGATTTTATTAATGGATACATAACAATATCTATCAAGATACTTGTAGTATTTTGTCATCTTCCATTTCTTAAATTCTTCTAGCCAATTATGGTCTCGTAAACTCTCTGTTGGTACAATTAAGCATATCTTTGGTTTCTTGACTCCTAGCGTCTTAATTATGTAGTCTATAGCAAGTAATGCCACCTTACTCTTTCCAGAGCCTGTAGCCATAGCTAATGCACCTACACATTTATTATCTACCCAAGTTTGTAATGCTTCATCTTGTATTTCACTTTTCTTATTTTGAACCATCAATTTTATCTAAACATCTTTGTTCTAATATCTCAAAGATATTCACGAAAGTACTATTAGGTCTATTACTAGCATAGCCATTAGCAAAATATAATTCTTCTGAACAGAAGTATAGTAAGTCTAAAGCATTACCTTTAGATATCTTAACTTCTAAAATTTCAAAAGATGGATCTGAACCTGGATCTGCATCATCAACAGGATATAATATTTCTGGTTCTCCTTCATCATATATACCTGATATTTCAAGTTCTACATCATGGTCAATTTCAATAGTTATTGTGTCTGTTGTCATAATCTCTTATTTCTTAAGTGTCGTTGTTTAGTTCTACAATGTTTGCTGTGATCTTTTTTAAACCCACATATAGGGCATTTAGAGTTTTCGTTGATTAGTTTACCATATCTGGATACACCAGTTAATTTTTGGTTTTCAACAATTTCAAATTCTACTATAGGATTAGATGCTATTCTAGCTTCAATGTTATCAAATGTAAATTCAAGTTCACGAATATAGTCTACATCATCATAGTGTAATGAAACACCTTTTGCTTCTCCATTTTCAGTATAAGAAATCATCCAACCATGTTCTGATTTGATTAGTTCTCCTTTCATATTAACATCATTATTCATAATATCAATTAATTGATCTGAATGAGATTGTGTTTTATTTACTAAATCATCCCATTCTTCTTTTGTCTTGTTTGATTTAAGATTTCCCATCTTGTAGCTTTTTTAGTTTTTGCTCAATTTCTAATGTTTTTTCATGAGATACTCCACAGTTATAGAATCTAAAAGAGCTAAACTTACTCTTTATCTGAGAATAACTAAAATCAGGAATTTTAATAAACTCTTGAAATTCATTATCTAGATATTCTATAGCTTCTGGATTATGCAAATCTAATCCATAATGACCATTTTCTAAATAGTCTGCGTATTTAATATTAAATTCTTCTGCTGTTTTTACCATTTGTCTAAGTCTATGTTTGTTGGTCTAATTAATTTGTGTTTAGCTTCTTTCTTGACAAGAGGATTCCTATAAGTACCTTGTCTAAAGACACTAACAGGTTTCCTATGCCACCCACTTAAAGATTTTCTCTTATAGTGTGGGTGGTCAAAGTCAGGGTTACAGCTAAGTAAAAATACTAATAGAATTAAGATTAAGAATTTCATAAAGTAAAGTTTTAAACTTCTTTATTACAAATTCTTATTTTGTACTAGATTTTTAGTACAGTTCCATTCTCAGGTTGATGTTCAATTGATTTAATAATCATTTCTTCTTTTGTATTAAAATAATTACCTAAATTCATACCTACTGTTATAAATGGTCCACCTGATGGGTCTATAAAATCAATTGTTGTATTATCATTATATCCAATTCTGTAATAATCAAAACCAGACATTTTAACTGTGTTATCATCAAGTTTTTCAAACACTATTATATCTCCTTGTCTGTTGTAATAATCTACTTTCATCTTTTTTGTTAGTTTTAGTTAATAAATTTACGAATTACATTACCATTCTCATACTTGATAATCTTAAATCCTGGTGTGTTTAAAGTTGTTGGTAATCCCATAATATCATACACTTTATATTGTAATGAGTATGGATAATAAACACTAATCATTGTGTATTCATGTCTCACACCATTAAAATCATACTCTACTAATCTATAGTAATTATTACCTTCATAAGGTTTATCATCTATAGTCTTGTAAGTCAGTGCTTTGATAGAGTTACCACTAGCTTTAGTTCTATTAATCTCTTTAAAGTTAATAGCATCACTAGATTTCTCAATTACAAAGTAATCAGAACTTGTTTCAGTTGCTGTAGTCCAGCATAAGTTTATTAAATTATCTTGTGTTTCACCTTGAAAACTTAATAATTCAATTACTAAAGGATTATCTACAAACCAATAAGGGCATATAGCATTAAATCCTTGACAAAATCTACCAACAGCAGTAGCTATTAGTGTCCATGTGTAAGTGTGTCCTTCTAATATTTGAAAGGAGTAACCTTCATCCACAAATTGACAAGTGGTGTTATCATATAATCCCGTATACAAAAAATTAACATTTGTACAAGACAATACACTATAGCCACTGTTAATATAAATGAAGTTATCAGCCACACTATTAAATGTGAAAGAATAGGTAATAGAATTAGAAGCAGGAACAATATTATAACAATACTGGTTGTTTCTAAGGTACTCATAAGAGTCTGGTACATAGCTTATTTCTTTTAGCAATAATGTTGATGTGTCACAGGCAGAATCTAATCTGAGGTTACTATCAAACAGGCTATCTTCAATCTTTTTAAATCCTTGTCCTTGTAATGATAATGAAGATATAATCAGCATTAAAATTAAAACAGGTTTCATAGAACAAAGATACGGAATTATTTATCCCAATAATCTGCTATCTTACAGTCTACTACAATAGGTACAGACTTAATAACTTCTTGAGCAGATTCTACCATTAATTTATCTAGTTCTAATTTCCACCATTCAGATAAGTCTTCAGGACATTCTGTTTGTATCTCGTCATAAACTGATAGTAATATGTTGATAGGCAATGCTCTAGCATCAATAAACCTTTGTACTTTGACTAATGCTGATTTAATAATATCACCATTGGTGCCTTGAATAGGAGTATTTTTACCTGCTCTCTCAATCTCACCTTGTCTAATAAAGTTCTCTTTGTTATCATAACCAGCAAACCATCTAATTCTACCATAAGGTTGACCACTTTTGATATAACCTCTAGCTTTAGCTAGTTCACCTAATGCATTAAGAAACTGTTCTACATTGGGTACTACTTTAAAGAACTTTTTGATAATCTTATCAGCTTCACCTACAGGAATTTGCATAGTATCTGCAAGTTTAAACTTTGACATACCATAAGCAAGACCAAAATTAATAGTCTTTTGAATATCTCTGTAGGATACACCTTTCTTAAATGGTGTTTCTTGTTTAACATCAGTAATAGGTATATCAAATGTTGCTGCACATAATACAGAATGCAAATCTTGACCATCATTAAAAGCATTAACCCATAATGGATCTTTGCTAAACTCTGCTATGATTCTTAATTCCATACCACTATAGTCACCACCAACTATCTTATAACCTTGTTGAGGTATAAAACAATTTCTAATCTGTTTACCAAGTTCACCTTTAGATGGAATTTGATTTAGATTAGGTTCACTAACTGATATTCTGCCTGTAGATAGAATTTGCCATACATTGTAATGGATTCTACCTGTGTTTTTATTAACAAACTTTAGAAACTCTTTACCAAATGCTGATTCTAATTTACTATATCTATTATAGTTAATCAATTCTTTAACTAATGGATGTTTATCCTTGTTAGTTTGTAAGAATCTATCACCAGTACTATCAGTTTGGAATCCTAAGTCTTTTAATATGTTTAGTTTTTGCAATGGGCTACCCCAGTTAATACCTAGCTCTCTTGTTTCATACTCAAATAAACTAGTCTGTACATACTTTGGTATATACTTACTAAGCTTTGGTTCTGCTTTAAGAATGCTATCTAATTTACCTTCAATCTCAAGAGTACCTTTTCCTGTAATTTCTGCTATCTCTAACCATTTAATCTTATTAATAGATATACCAGTATATTCCATTTTAGCAAATACTCTTGTTACTTGATTCTCAAGTCTAACTACATTTTCTAAGTTGTATTTCTTAACTTGCTCCATCTGTTTATCCATAATCTGTTTAAGATATGTAACATCATCAGCACAATATTTTACAACTCTTGTAGTTAATCCTTCTCTGTGTATTCCACCTCTAATAGATTTATCTAGTACTGCACCACAATATTTCATTGCTAGTGCATCTAAACCTAGTTTTCTATCTTCTAATCCTGTAGTTAGTATACATTCTACTAAAAATGTATCATATACATTCTTAATATTAATACCTAACTTTAAGAAGAACCTTAAGTCAAACTTAGCATTTTGCAATATAAATAGCTTATTACTCTCAAGTATTGGTTTAAAATACATAAGATCAATAGTCTTGTTATCAATAACAAACTGATCATTCTCTGTACCAAACTGCTGAGTTATTATTTGGCAAGTATGTGGATCAAGACCTGTAGTTTCAGTATCTAATTCAATTACTCCACATTCTGCTATTTTATTGTATGCTTCTTCTTTACTAATGATAGTATAAGTATCACTCTTAAACAGCTCATTATTTGTAGTTATCAAGTAAACCATCTATCTCATGTTGTATATACCATATTGCTTTTTGCAAATCTTCAACTTTATCTCCTTTAGCACCTGCTCTAGCAATATACTTTACAGCATTACCTAATGAGAATCCAAGTTTCCAAGCATCAATTACTTTAATAGCTTCATAAGGATTATCTTTACCCTTATAGTGGTTTGGATGATTTACATTTTCTACACTTGCAGGTATACATTGTTTAAGGTTATTTTCCATTAGAATATCTCCTCTATTATACCTAATACTTCAGCTATACCAAAAGCAATTGCTGCTGATATTAACATATTACATCCTAAAAATGTACATGCACCAAATCTAACAAATGATTTCATAAAACTAATAGTTTGATGAGTTCTTGGATTTGGTAATTCATTTAACTTATCTTTATTTTTCATACCCACACTTTTTGAATTTTGTTTATCATTTCTACAATTTCAGATTTATGTTCTCTTACTCTATATGGAGTATTTGTTGTTCCTACTGATGTACAATTAGGTAATTCATATAAACTAACAATATGATTTATATTAATATATATAGAACTATCATTATCTTGCAAATTTAGTTTAATAAATATATTTCTCATAATTTTCTTAGTTGTTTTAGTATTTTTTCTTTGTTTTCAATAGCAAACCAGTACATGTGTACATTTTTTCTGTAGTTAGTACTCCATCCTGGAGAGTATTCTAGTAAATCTTCACGTTTATCTAATGTTTTTGCTACTAAAGTATCAGTAGTAATTACAATCATTACACAGTCTTGATATACTATATGCATGTTTCTTTGTGAATAACTATTAATAGTTATAAACAGTAATAATGTTAATATTGCTTTCATAATTTCTCTATTTCTTGTTTAACTTCTTGCCAGTAATATCTATCAATTCTATACAATCCTTGTTCTGTTGAATGATGATTAAGTATCTCATCAACTGCAACTAAAGCACATTCTTTAGCATATAGATTCTTATAAATAAGACTATCTGCATTTGTTGTCATTTTATTTAATAAATCTTTAGCTTTTTCTTGTGGTGTCATTATTTAAGTTTTAATGTTGTTAATAAATGGGTGATAGCTATTAACTACCACCCATTAGGACCATCACAGTTATGATGGACTCCACCAACTAATCCCCATTAGTGTGGAGGTAATGGGAGTCGAACCCATGTCTCAAAATAAATTTCAATTGTTTTCTACAAGTTTAGATAAGGTTTTTCAAACTTTAAACCTTTCAAAAAGTCTAACATGTACACTGTATGTTATACCAGCTTGAATTCTAATATTTTTTTCTTCCTCACAACTCAAGTAATTTAGGAATATGTACTTAATTAGACAAGCTCAAGTACAGGAGCTTCAACATCATTAAATGATGCTACAAGGTCAGCGATGGCAGATTTACCAACTACGTCAGCAATCTTACCTGTTTCAATAGTGTTTCCAGCTATTATTATCTACTAATATTTAAAGTCCTCACATTATTAGACAAGGGACTACTTGCTTACATACTTACTCTTTGTATTCTGATCAATACCATGATACCCCCATATGTAAAAACATTCATAGTTGGTTCACACATCAAATGTTACCTATAAGACTATTACTGGTTTTTACAATATTTTAATAATCAAGTAATTTATTCCATTTTTTTTGAACTTCCCAAGCATTATTTACATACTCATTAAGCTCTTTCATAGCAGTTTCTATTGATTCAAAAGCTATAGATTTACAACCTACATTTACAACACAACCTCTACTAAGAAACTGTATTCTTATTTCATATTCTTTTAATACTTCTGAATTTTTAGGTTGGTATTCTTTTATACCTAATTGTTCTTCACGTAGCATTGGTATTTCATTCATGATTATTTAGTTTAGTTATTGTTTTTGTTTTAAATATCTATATTTTCTAGCTGAATTTTTATTTTTAGATTTATATGTGTCCAATTGACTATCACAGTTAGGACAAACTAATCTTAAATTATTTCTATTGTTATTAGCTGCATTACCATCAATATGATCTAATATAAATACTAAAATTTTATCATTCCATTTATTACTCATACTACAAATAGAACATTTACTATCTTGTTCTATTAAAAACCTAGGTTTAAATACAGATGGTGAATAATTTTCTCTACAATACTCATTATTGTTATCAATAAAATCTATATACCTTAAATTGCTTTGATACTCTTGCTGACATTTAGCAGAACAATATTTTTTTGAATACACATCACATTCTTTACTACAATTTAAACAATAGACTTTTTCTCTAGTATTATAATTAGCAGGTTTCCAATTTTCAGGAAACTTACTTCTAATTTTTAATTTTATGCCTAATCTATTAGCTATCTTTTTTATATAAGTGTCTGATACTCCGTATTTTTCACCTATTTTAATATAAGACATCTTTTGATTAAAAATTAAGTCCTCTAATTCCTCTTTATTATATTTCATAGTAGTAATTTCTTACTACAAATATAATAAATTCGAACCACATTTCCAAATCTTAATCAGTGATAGTTCCCAAGATTGGATTCGAACCAACATGTGTCCAATTACTGTTTCAACTGTTTAGAAGACAGAGCAGATACTCAGGAGTTTTTTATTCTATCCGTTGAACTATGGAAACAAGTAATAGGGGCTTTTACACCCCTATTAATAACAACAACTCCTTGTTGATTAAGATACTATCTCAGCTCTTAAAGCTTCTAAAGCAGAAGCAGTTTTGTTAACATTAGCATCAGCAGTCATTACTTCATGACCTTTAGATGCAAATGCAGACTTAACTGCGCTTTCATGTGCAGGAGAATCAGTATCACTGAACACAACAGTTGTGTAAGTATTTACTGTTCTAACTGAACCATCACCAGCTGTAATGTCATATGGCATAACTTCACGTGTTTCAATAGAACCCATGAACCAACCACCATTGGTTGGATTAGCTGCGTTGAACATTGCATCAGTATAACCTGAATCTTGTTTACCAAGATAGTTTAACTCATAGCAATTTGCTTTGGTTGTTCTTGCTTGAGTACTTGGCACTAACATTTTCCCAAATGGAGTGTCAATATACTTTACTTCGCCAAAAGATACAGTCTTGTATTTACGGCCATTCTTGTCTAATTTTACTTCAGACTCTGCTGTTTTGATTACTACGTTACTCATAATTTTAAATTGTTTTAATTGTTTTTGTTTTTGTTGTTAAATTGTTTGTTTTTGTTGTTATTATTACGGAGTTGTTGTTTTTCTTTAATAGTCTTTATTGCTAATCTGATATTATTAATATCTTGTTGGCATTGGTTAAACATAACCACATTACCATTAGTAATATAATAATCAGACCACATAAAGTTCATTTGTAAGTTTTTATGAAGGACATCAATTTCTGTCATATCATAGTTGTTCCATCTTACTGGCATTGTGAAATTACTCATAAGTTTTTAATTTGTTTGAAAATGTGAATAGCTTGAGAATTAAAGTCTAATGAATCATCATAAGCTTTAACTTTCGTTAATAATGGTGGTTTAGAAATAAATGTGCTCTCTGACTTTTTATTAATCAGAGAGCTTATTTTTAATCTAACCATTTCAAATGGTGTTTGCATAAATACAAAAAATTAAAGTAACTAACAAATACAATATGCTAATTGTAGCCATTGGGTGTTTTCTAATGATTCTTGTCATGTTTTTAGTAAAAAAGCTATAAAGGGTTAGTAATAATATGAGCAGTATATTCTGGTTGCTCATCCAGTTCTTCATGTGTTGGTATCAGTTCTATTTCAACAATACGGCTATCATATTTATCAATAATATTCATAGCTTGAATACTTGATATATTATAAACCTTTTGTTTAACAGGAACTGAAGGAACATAGACAAAATAACTATTGCCTATGTTCACTATCTCTCCTATGTACATTATTTATGCGTTTTAGGTAATCTAGCAAGTCCACCACAACCATGATTTACTAAACCATTGTTTTTACCTGCTGAACAGCTAGTCATTACAGCTATTAAACACATTAATACGAAAATTGAAATTGCTTCTTTCATGTTAATTAAAAGTCTAATGTTATTTGTCGTGGTGGTGGTGGCATTTGATTACCATTTTTTAGATGTGCAATATTCCACGTGCCTGGATGGTCAGAATTAGATAGTATATCTATTTCTTTCTGCAAATGCTGTTGTTTTTGCATTCTGTTAAACAACATAGCCTTCTTTTTGTGTTGGTAATATTTATCCATCACAATCATTGGCATGTTATTCTGATACTTTACAGTATATTCTAATGAAAAGTATTTTCTACCTTTCCAATTAGAGTAAACTAATACACCATCATGCATACCTTCTGGTAAAGAAGTTGCATATGTCATTCTTACTTGTACACTATCATTAAAATAGAATACTTTACAGTTTTTTGGTAATGTTACCATTTTTAGTTGTTTTAAGTGAATAAAAAAATAAAGCCTTTTGTCTTCATGCTTAGGAATACGTCGGATATCACGACCTTTCTATTGTATTTTTAGTACTAACAGTACTCATTTTCATCATACACATCCTCATCATATACATCTTCAATTTCTGCTTCAGCAAAACTTGCTTCAATATTTGATTGATACTTAACTTCAACAGGATTACTATCAATTAAATACTCGTAGTAATTAATTATAGTTATTACTGATGCATTAGGCAAGACACTACCATCCATTAGGTTGGTAAATGCCTTGCTTGTTTTAGCCATTGCTTCTAACTTAGTCATAGTTAATGTGCTAATTGATAAGGAATTTCATCAGTAACTGCTGGTTGTTCCCATTTATCACACTTATTCCAAGAATTCAAATCCATTGTACCATGATTTCTTTCCATTTCTGGAAGAACTACATGCATAGAGGTAAGTTCTTTATTATTAGCATACTCTTGCTTATAGCTTAAGTAGTTTTCATAATTAATATCCTCTTTGTTAGCATTTCTTTCAATGTAAATGTGTAATTTCTTGTTTTCTTCAAAACTATATGACACAATTTTTGCAAACATATCATAATGTGTTAAAGTAAACCTATTACCAGTATTAGAACTTTTAACATCTGTTTCTAACTCAGGGTGTTCGTAAATACCTAACATCAACTCCATTGCTATCTCAGCATTCGGTGTTGCATAAATAACTGTTAGTAAATCATCTACGGATACTCCGTGATATTTACTTTCTAAAGCTGCTTTGTACACTTTAGAGAACATTACTCCATCATTGTTGTTTTTTGATTTTGAGTTCATTTTAAATTGATTTATGTGAATAATAATTAGTTGGTTTCATTGGTTTTGCTCTCATTTCTAATAGATAACTATACTTATCCAAATATGGTTGTAGTGTAGTTATTCTATTTTCATGATATGTTCTTGACCCTTTACCTGAAGGATTAAATATTCCTTTAGATAGTACATCTTTAGAATGTGCTAATGATTTAGCTAATATTCTAACTTGAGAAGGTAATGGTGTTCTCACTATATATTAAATTAATTGGTTACAAAAGAATATTTAAAACTTTGATATAGTACAGCAAGAGTTCTCTATTGTACTTTCATTCTTACTACCTTAACAGCTTCCTTTGTGCATTTCTACATCAACATCAGAGTTTCAGCTAATTAAGCTAAGGAGTATAAGACCGACCTTACACTAACTTGTAATTAAATCTCAAAATATACCTTATAGGTGCTGAATGAGTATTACAATATTGTTAGTATATCAAAGAATTAAATTAAATCTTTGCACTCAGTTGTAATAGTAAACTTTCAGTAGAAGACAACTACAGTTTCCTGTTTTCACATCTATTGTTTACCTAACACTTATAAATTACAACTAAATGCAAAGAGTATTTTGGTTAGTAAGGCGAATGCCTGCATTGTTTCATCACCACTTATGCTATAGTCAAAAAATGCGTGGTAGTTATATTACCACTAGGTTAATGTCTTGTAACCTATACAATGCAAACTACGATGAGTTTGTCTAATCAGCGGCCAATATAACTGTTTATGGTTAGTGTTCCACGTGCCTTTTGTGCTAAACTGTCACTACTCAGTATTATTATAACCTGTGCACAAGTTATAACTGCGTTGCTTTAGAAGAATGTTCTCTATGAAATTCAAGATAACTACCTAAATAGCTTCTATATTCAATGATTCTATCCTCTTTATCGTAAAACTTTACTTTATCTAGATAATCTTGATAAACCTTTTCAAGTTCTATTTCACTATATACAGTTTCTTCATTTTTATCTCCTATTACTACACATTGACCCATACTTTTATACTCTGAGTAATATTTTACAGGCTTAAATTCTAAATGAGCCTCTAATACTATCTCTTGCAGTAGAAAATTAAAGCAATTACCTAAACTTTCAAGGTTTTTACGAATATTGAGTTTTAACTCTTTTTCTTGATGCATAAACAATAAAGCTTTAACATCATCTTGAACTAATAATTCATCCATAGATGTAACTATATCTCCAGCCCAATACACATTTTTGGAAAGAAACTTTGCAATTACTTCTACTTCATAAGGCTCATCCATATCATAATCATATCTTGATCGTGTATATGTATAAGTTAATATGCTAAATTCTACTTTATTACCATAGTCTAATGTAATAGTAAGTCCGTGAAAATTCTCTACAATGTTATGAGTAGGTAATAAATCAATTTCTTCATCTTTAGCTATTTCAGCTAAGTATTTTGCACTGCCTTCTTTATAGTCTTTTGCATTAGAACGATAATTCTTTTTAGCAAAATACTCATCAATTACTTTTTGAGGTACTTTATTATCAAAGAAGTTATTCAATAAGAACAGTTCAGATACATTAATTTCAATACTTTTCATTGTTTTTAGTTTTTAAATGTGGATAAAAAGATTTGTCCATCTGCACTCAGTTGTAATAATGTCCGTAGATTTTATAGATACATTCTATATTTACCATTATTACAACTGCTCACCCTTTGGAAGTGAGTTATGGTGCATTAACAAATTTGGAAGCTTATGGTTTACCAACCTGTATTATTAACTAACTGTTTCTTTTGGTAGAAAATGTTCTTTTAATTCTTCAAAAGAATACTCATTATCATGAATATCTATAAATGAATCAACTGGTTCTATCCAAGTAAAATCAGGATCAAATACTCTAATTTCACAATAAGCATTGAAATTATAGTTACTAATAACTAGTATTTCAATTTCAGTTTTACTTGTTTTAACTGCTTTGTAAAATCTACGAGCTGATCCACAGCTTTCTACAAACTTTTGACCTATTGGACAATTGTTAAATTCTTCTTGAGTTAAATCTTTAATTTGCATTGTTTTTAAATTAGAATGTGAGTAAAAAGATTCATTGCACCAGTATCGTCATATCTCAAGGTTGGCTCCACTATTACACCCGTAGATGTGTTTCATAGCCTCTGACGTATCCTGATATACTGTATATGTGCAATATAGATGATTTTTGTCACGGTATCACCAACCTCTATACCCTTTTTAGGGGGTTTGCGCAGTCTAACTATTTCAGAGAATAATACATCTCACCTGCCGTTGTTTTAAAACAGGAGAAAGCAGAGCCACTTAAAAGTGGATGCTTTCCGTACCTGTCATATTTTAATCAAACTTGGACACTTTATCTATCCAATCAGCAATTTCATTGGTGTCACAATACCCTTGAACAACATCACCACCAAAGTCATACCAATCACCATTTTTATCCCAAATAGCAATCTCTGCATTTGATGATTCTACAGTATCTTGTTTTTCAAGATCCATACCTGCAGGATGGTTTTTGTTATCACAATAATTACCATAACCAAATTGAACTGATATAGTCCAATTGTTAGCAAATGTCATTGCAAATCCTTTTTTTGTTCTTGATCTAAGCATTTTGTTTGTTTTAGATGATTAATTATATACTACGTCAATTGCAATTGCAACTAACAACAATGGTAATGCTGTATAACAAGTAATACTTGCAAACATAAGAAATATTTCAGATTCATTGACAGCTAATGATACAGTTGTCAAAGTAAATCCCACTAATACAATGGTGAGAATTACTTTCAGGAGTATTTCAAGAACTTTAAGCATTTTCATTTTATTTAAAGATTTAGTGAATACAAGAGTAAAACTTTGATAACATTATCACCTTCAAGAAATTAATCTGGCAGGTTGGTGTTACATTGGTCTCCGAAGGGTTTTATCCCAAGTCCAACATAATGTTATCAAAGTTATTGTGTCCATTCATCATCCTATTACAGGTATGTATCACATAGTGACTAAGGCTTGGACTAAGCTGTTTGAGGTTGAGAACATAATATGTGCTATATATTTAATAATGAACCATGAGAAGCACAGAATAACAAATGGTCTGATGAAAGAGGGTAGATATATATCAACAATAAAAGAAACAGAGAACCCAAAGGGTTCTACTGTTTCCATTGATGACAATGATTAAGGTACAATGTTGAAAGGTGACGCAGGAACCTGAACAACTTGTGGCTGAAGCATTGGCTTCAATGCATTACCTACAGCTAACACAGTATCACGCGAAGTGATGATACCTTTACCACTTGCTAACATTATAAACTTAGGCTCAATCTTCAACAAGTAGGCAATGCCTGCCATTACTATTGTTGAGTCATAGAGTAAATCTACATTCTCATTAGTGATTTCAACTGATTTTTCTGAGGCTTTGCCTAATCTAGAGACAATTAATTCATTCATGATTTTAAGTATTAATTAAAGTTGGGGGCCATTGGCGGCTAATGATTAGGGAGGGTGGTTTTGTAGAGTAGGTACCCACTTCCATATCCACAAAACATTTTTGTTTTTTATAAAAAAATTTTATTTACCTTTGTACTGTAACCTAATTTTAACACACCTCTTAAAGTTAGACCACCCATAAGTAAAAGTGGGTTAGAAGTTGGATTAGCAGAACTAAATAAGTTCAAAGGTTTTCTCCGATAGTTACAAAAATGGAATTTATATAAAGCAGGACTACCACCAACGTGTAAGGGAAAGAGTAGGCTAGGGGCTAAAAACCAACTGTGGAAATTAAATTTTAAATGCTAATGACCTCAAGGGGAAAATTATACCTACTCAGTAACAGGTGATTATATTAAAAGTAAACAGATTTGTTTATTTTTATCTTGGATATCCAATCTATGGTTTTACATTTGTAAAAAAATATAAGATATGATTATGTATGAACCACACCCTAAGGGTATTTTAATTGAGTACAAGGAAGCAACTAAAACTTCAACTGGAGTTTACCTTCCTGATGGAATGCAAAATTTTGAATTAGATGATTACAACGGAGATTTAATTATTGCTGTTGGTAAAGATGTTGAACTTTATAAGGTAGGAGATACTATTATGTTTTTCCCTCATTCTATTCCTACATCTTTTCAAGGTAAAGATTCTGATGGAGAGAAACACAAGTACCAAATGTTTAGAGAAGCTGATATCTGCTGTAAATGTATTGTTAATACTATTGAGCCTTCAACAATTTTATAATGCTACAGTTAAATCCACCATTATGGTTATACATTCCAGAACTCAATGCCTATGGGTTAGCTCACTTTGTTGAGAACCATGGGTTAGAGCATCATTTATATTGGACTGTATTTATGGATAATGGTGAGATTTGGACTTTACCTAATGATAGAGTAAGGGCTGGGTATAATAATACTTTAGATAGACATGAAAAGAATAGAGATAATGGCAAGTCAACTCAATGAGTTGTATACTACAGTAAATCACTTGCATAGGAATAAGCAACTAACTGAACATATGGATGCAGATATAGAACATGGTGGCAATGTTATCAGGTTTATATATGATAGGAATATGGGAAGAAAAGGATCTTGGGTAGTCATCACACCTATTAGTGTGGTGTATGATGAAGATTAATTTTGTATTTTTGTTTTAAGATTATAAACAATGATTATAGATCCTAAGTGTGGATCAAATACTGTGGTGTTTGTTCACAAAGAATTTGATGCAGTAATAGAAAAACTAGGTGTATATACAGAACTTGCTAAGAAATTTATTAAGAGAAATAAAAGGTATCAGTATATCAAACATGTGGAGAAACTTCCTGATGGTAAATGGGTCCTGGTTTTTAAAGTACTGCCATCTAATCATGAATCTATTAAGGAATATAATAGGATTGTAGAGGGGAGCAAGAGAGAACTTTGGATTAACTACTTAAACCACTTTATAATAGGATGATAATCAAGGCTCTTGAACAACTATTTACTTTTAAAGATTCTACCAATGAGAATGGAGAACCCATTACTCTTGAGATTCCTGGAAAGTTTATAGTCAAGAGAGTTGAGATTCAAGAAGTGTTAGAGTTTTCAGAGATTATTAATGAGAGAACTAACAAGCCATACAAAACTAGATGCCTACTTAGGACTATAGAAGGTTGGTTACCTGTTAAGCATTCTTTTGAGCAATTAATGGAAATGAAAAATACACCACAAAGAATAACAATAAGAGGATTTTATGCTGCAGCAAGAAGTAGTAAAGGTATTAACAGAAATAAGTAAAAGGCATAATATATCATACAAAGATGCTAAGAGTATCTACTGTGATGTGTTTGTTTTTCTAACAGAAAGATTTAGTAAAATTACTGATAGCAATCCAGAAACTTGGAATAATAACTGTATTGTCAAAAATTTTGGTAAATTTGTAGTAAATAAAAGCAAATTAAAAAGATATGGAATTAATAAAAAGATTGAGAGACAATCCAATGAACTCTCCACTTAAGTTTATAGGAAGATTATTTGAACTTAGGGATGCTGCTCATGTAGAGCATTTAAAAACTAGAAGCTTTGCTGCACACAGTGCTTTAAACACATTCTATGATGAATTACTTGAACTAGCTGATGGCTTTGTGGAAAGCTACCAAGGTAAGTATGGCATTGTTACTATTGATATTAAACACACAAAGCCAGATAATTTTCTAAGCTACCTTACAGAGTTTGCTAATTATGTAGAAAGCTCAAGAGATGTGTTTAAAGATGAGTGGTTAAGAAACCAAGTTGATGAGATTTCTTCATTAACATACTCTACAATTTATAAATTAACTTACCTTAAGTAATGAAGATTTTTGATCTAAAAGATAATGAGATTACTATCTCACCAGAGATCTTAACTATTGAGTGTTTTGAGACTCTTTGGAAGAGTGACAAAAGTAAAAATAAGATTAATGCTTACAACGACTTTAAGTATATTTACCATTTATGTGATTTCAACTCTCCATATAATAACTACTCGCAGGAAAAAAGAATTGAAGCAATCAAGGAGGAAGTTGTTGGTAACAAAGAATATGAAGCTTCAGAGCAAGTCCAGCAGGCTTGTAAGATATACAAAAACTTAAAGGAGACACCTATTGAAAGGTTGTTTAATAGTGTTAAGGATAAGATAGAAGAAATGTCAGACTATTTAAAAGAGAATACCCTTGATAGTGAATCAGTTACACCAGTATTAAAGATAATGGATTCTATTAGTAAGGTAATCTCACAATACAAGACATTAGAATCAGCAGTTAAATCTGAAAAGGAAACTACTGCTATTAAGAATAGAGGAGATAAAATTGTAAACACATCTTTTAATGTATGATATTAAGTAATACAAAAGCATTCCTAGAGGCTAGAACAGAGTTTGAAACTACGGGATTTTATACTAAAGCTCTTATTGGTACATACCAGTATAATGAGTTTTGGAAAGAGGAAGTAAGAAAGTGTATGGAAGGTGTAACTATAGGAAATACTACAATACCTGGGACATATTATTTTTACCTGAACTACACTAGGATGCTTTTAAAAGATGAAAAGACTGGAAGAAAGACTGAAGGATTTCCTAGGTTCACAGATGTGGATTTAGAATTCTTTACTCTTATTGAACAGGCTAGAAAAGAGAAGAAAGGTTTTATCATGGTTAAGCCAAGAAGAACTGGATTTTCTTACAAGAATGCTGCACTAGTTGTGCATGAATACAATTTCTTTAGAAATGCCAAATGTATTATCTCTGCTTATGAAAATAAGTACTCAGATAATACAATGGCTATGACATTAAATAATATTAACTTTCTAGATCAGAATACTGTATGGTATAAACCTAGAAACCCTAATACTCAGGACTATGTGAAGTCTAGACATCAACAAAAGATGGAAGATGGTAGAGATGTATGGGTAGGTTATCAATCTGATATTAGAAAGATTACATTTAAAGATAACTCATTTGCATCTGCAGGTATGAGTAGCTCTATTTTTCTATTTGAGGAAGCAGGTATCTTTAGTAATATCATAGAATCATACAATATTTCTGAGCCTTGCTGGAAAGATGGGGATGATGTTATTGGTATTCCTATTATTTATGGTACAGGTGGAGATATGGGTGGGGGAACTGCTGCATTTTCTGAAATGTATTATGATCCAGAGAGGTTTAATCTGTTAGCATTCCCTAATGAGTGGGAACCTGAGAAAGGAAACCAACAATGTGGGTGGTTTTTACCATCTACTAAGCAAAGGTTTGGGGTTTACACTGATAAAGAAAGTAAAAAGACTTTTCCATTAGTAGATTTTGAAGGTAATTCCAATGAAGAGTATGCTCTTAAGTCAATTATGGCTTATAGAGAGACTAAAAAGGGTAACCCATCAGCTTATAGAGATGCAGTAACTCAATATCCACTTACACCATCAGAAGCATTCTTAGTAACATCAGGAAATATGTTTCCTACTATGTTACTTAATGAAAGGTTAGCTGATATTAAGGTAAATTCTCAAAAATATGTTGAAAGTAACTGGATTGGTGTAATTGCACCATCAGAAGATGGGGAATTAAGGTTTAATTCTCTAGATAATGTACATCCACTTAGAGATTATCCAATAAAACGTAGACCTGATGATAGTATAGTAGGATGTATTGAGGTTTATGAACAGCCACAGAAAGATAGTGATGGTAAAGTGTTTGTTAGAAGGTATGTTGTAGGTATTGACCCCTATGATGATGACTATTCTACTACAGATTCTGTAGGTTGTGCCTTTGTATTTGATAGATTTACTAGAAGAATAGTAGCTGAGTACACAGGCAGACCACAATTAGCCAAAGAATTCTATGAAAACTGTAGAAAGTTAATAGTGTACTACAATGCTGCAGGATTTCCCGAGATTAATAAGTTAGGTTTTGTTACTTATATGGAACACAGAAAGTGTTTACACATGCTAGCAGAGACTCCAATGCAACTTAGAGATAAGATTGAATGGAAACCTAATTTAAATACGTCTTATGGCTTTAAAGCAACAGAAAGAACAAATACATGGGGTAGAGAGTTGATTAGAGAGTGGTTATTAGAACCAATTGAACCTAACTCAGAAATACTTAATGTAAATAGACTTCGTTCTACAGGTTTAATACAAGAATTGATTAAGTGGAATAAAGATGGTAATTTTGATAGAGTATCTTCTTTAATTGCTGTATTGATATTAGATGTAACTTTAAACAAACAAGCAATACAAGCTGAGACAAGAAGTACTAAGAACTTTTTAGAATCTGACTTTTTTAAAGAAAGAGGGTTTTTAAAACATAATGATGACCCATTTGCTGATAATAGCTATAATGAAAATGGTGCTTTTTTTAACAACATGTTTGTTAAATAACAATTTGTAACTTAAATAAACGTAAATTTGTAACCTTAATATGAACAATTTAGTAATACAAGTACCAGAACAAGCTTTACCAGATTCCAAAAAGGATTTAGAATGGGGAATGAGATGTGTAGATGCTGGGGAGAATGTATTGATGTTTGATTCCTCTGTAGTAAGACAGACTTTTTATAATAAAAAAGTTAACTACAGACTTAGGAACAACATGCTTACAGACAAAGATATACAACAGATTTGTGAGCCTTATGGAGTAGAGTTTTCTGCTGCTCCTAAAAGTATGCAACATATTGGATTAGGTAACTCTAAGATTAACACTTTAGTAGGTGAAGAAGCTAAGAGATTAACTAGATATCCATTTAAAGCTTATATATCATCTGATGACCAAATGGGTATTTCTTCTAAAGAGGAGGCTGTCAGAGATATGTGGCATCAAAAATTAGTAGATATAGCAAAACAAAAATTAGAATCTTCTGTAGAAGGACAGCAAGTAGATTCAAAAGCTTTAGAAGAAGAAATGCAGAAAGAGCTTGGTAAATTTGATAAATACCTTAAGTATAGTTATCAAGATTTAAAAGAAATGACTGCTAATAAGATACTTAAGTATGAGTATAAAAGACTTGATGTATCAGATACTTTCCTAAGATGTTGGGAAGACTTTTTAGTTTGTGGTGAAGAGATAGTATGTATTGAAGAATTAGGTAATGATTTAGTATTTAGAAAGGTTAATCCTTTGTATTTGTTTACTATACAATCTCCTGAGACTTATAAGATTGAAGATGCAGATTGGATTGTAGAATATACAATGATGTCAATAGGTCAAGTAGTAGATTATTATCACACAGAACTTACTAAAGATGAGATAGATACACTAGAGCAAAGCAAAGAATATAACAGTATGAAAACTGGGGGTATTCAAATGGCTTATAATAGGGATATTACAGTAGAAGAGAGATTTGGATATACAGCAGGGGAATTGTTTGTTCCCAACCAAATTGCTACACATTATTTTGGGGGTGCCTACGACCAGAGAGGGAACGTCAGAATTATGAGGGTGTGCTGGAAATCAAGAAGAAAGATTGGAAAGGTAAAGTACTACGATGAAGATGGAAGCCAACAAGAAAAGATAGTAGACGAGTACTACAAGATAGATAAAGAAGCTGGAGAGATAGTAGACTACTTATGGATTAATGAGTGGTGGGAAGGAACGAAGATAGCAAACGATATTTATGTAAAGATTAGACCAATCCCTTATCAATCAAGGAGTATGGCTAACTTATCAGAAAGTAAACCACCTTATGTAGGTATTTACTGTAATACTAATAATTCAAGGGTAATGTCTTTCATGGACAATATTAAACCAATGGATTATTTATACGATATTTATTTCCACAGATTAAACCTAGCCTTATCAAAATACAAAGGCCCAATGTTAGGAATCAACGTAAGTATGATTCCATCAGAATGGGATCCTTTGAAGTGGTTGCAGTATGCAGAAGCAACTAACATTTTATTCTTAGACCCAACTAACGAAGTACTTAAAGGACCAATGCAGGGTAAATCTGCAGGTACTTTTAATCAAATGTCAGCACAAGGTATTAACCTTGAAATGGGTAACTATATTACACAGCACGTTAACCTTATTGGATTTATTAAATCACAGATGGATTTGATATCTGGAGTTAATGAATACAGACAAGGTGATATTAAAGGTGATGCCAATGTAGGTACATCTAACATGGGATGGTCAGCATCTAACTCAATGACTGAAAAGTATTTTGCACTACATAACTCATTTAAAAGAGATTGTATGCAAAGATTATTAGAAGTTGCTAAGTATGTTTGGAAAAACAATCCAAAGAAAGTACAGTATGTAGGTGATGATATGATGGTTGAGGTAGTTGATAGTTATGATGAATTCTGTGAATCTGAATACGATATCCATATAGATGATGGTCCAAATACTCAAGAACTTATGCAAGCACTTAATCAGTTGGCTCATGCAGGTATGCAGACAGGTCAGATTAAGTTTAGAGATCTTATTGAAATCTATAAAAAAGATAGTATATCAAGCTTGGCTAGATATCTAGAAGAAGCTCAAGATAAAACAGCACAAGAAATGCAAGAAAAAGAACAAGCTGATAGACAGCATGAAAAAGAACTTGCACAACAACAAGCTGAACTTCAAGCACAAGCATTGCAGCTTGAGTACGCTAAACTTGATAGAGAAGATGTTAATAGACAATTAGATAGAGATAATAAAATCCAAATTGAAACTCTTAAAGCTATGGGCTTTGCACAAGACACAGATGTTAATGATAATATGATACCTGATGTATTAGAACAAAGTAAGATTGCTTTACAACAACAAAAGCAAACTTATGAACAAATACAAAAAGATAAAGAGCATCAATTAAAATATTCTGTAGAAAGACAAAGGAATGAAATTGAAAAGAAAAAAATAATTGTTAAAGAAAAAGAAATTACTTCTAAAAAAGAAACTGAAGAACTTAAAGCAGAGACTGCTTTAAAGATTGCTAAAGAAAATAAGAATAAATATGACAAAAAATAAGCTATATAGGAATATCTTGTATAGATGTAAGGTAAGAATTAATAAACATAATTTTGTAAACAAATAAGAAAAATGAAAGTAAATAAGTATTATTCACCTGAATTTGGTGAACCAGATGGAGATGGTATCCCTACAATTGATAACTCTTCTGATAAGAATCTTGTAAAAGATGTTTTAGAAGGTGGAGAATTTGATTTTGATACAGAATTGTCTAATCTAATTAGTGATTCAGATGATGATGATATTGACCAAGAAAAGAGTATTGAAAAGAAAGCAAAAGATTTTGCTCCTAATGATAGTTCTTTAAAAGATGATGATAAAGAAGATGAGCCTTTATATAAAGTTTTAGCTGAACAGTTAAAATCTGAAGGTTTATTTGATGATGAAGATTTTGCATCTGATGATGATTTTGAATTTGATGGTTCTCCTGAGAGTTTTAAATATCTAATGGAAAGACGTGACTTTAAAAGAGGTTTAAAAATCTTTGAAGAAGTTGTATCTGAAATGCCAGCTAAAATGAGAACTCAGTTCCAGCTATTTATGGATGGCTTAGATGAAGATTCAGCATCTGATATTGGTAGTAAATTAGTAGATTATTCTAATGTAACTAAAGAAGATTTAGAAAATAATCCTGCAAAAGCAGAACAATTGTATAGAGAGCTTCTTAGAACTAAAGGATTTTCTAATGAAAAAATTACTAAGTATGTAGAAAGAGCAAGAGATTTAGATGAATTAGCTGATGAAGGATTAGAAGCAGCACAATCATTAAATCAAGATGCTCAAAAACAGATTGAATTTAAAAAACAAGAAGAGCAATATAATTCTCAAAAAAGACAACATGAAGCTAGTCAAAGACTTCAAGCTCTTAAAGCAGCAATTATAAATACACCTGAGATTTTCAAAGGTGTAGGACTTACTGAACAAATGAAAGAAAAGCTATACAAGTCTATGACTGAAACAGTAGCTTATGACGAAAATAAACAACCATTAAATAAAGTAGCAGCCTTGTCAAGAAAAAATCCTGAAGCATTTAGAATGCAGTTGCATTATCTGACTGAACTTGGTTTATTTAATACAGATGAAAGAGGTAATCTTAAACCTGACTTAACTAAACTCATGAGATTAGCGGAAACTAAAGTATCAAGATCAATAGATGACAGATTAAAAAAAGCTGCATTTAGATCAGGTTCAAATCTGAGTAATAATATTTCAGAAAAAGAATCTGATGTATTATCATCACTTGAACATTTCCTTAAAAACAAATAAATAAATCATGCAATTATTTCAACTCCAAAAATACGCAGCCAAAGACTATAATGGTCTAGTAACTGCAAATAACTTGGGAGCTTTATACATGAAGCGACCACAGCTTGTAACTAACACCATTCACCAGATTTTCAGAACTAATTTGAAGAATGCGATGTTTGACTTCCTTAATCAATTTCCAGTTGTGGAAGTTGAAGAAAATAACTACTATGAGTGGATGCTCCAAGGTCAACATGATAAAAATATTCCTTTGTTAGAAGCATATGATGCTACTGGAACTTCTGCTGCTTCAGTAGGTGAACTAGGTGCAGGAGTTGCTGCTTTCTATGTAGTATTTGGTGAAGAGTATTTTGAGCCAGATAACATCTTAAAAGGTAACAAAGCAGAATACTTACTTCGTGTAATCTCTGTTAAACCTAAAGGTACTAACTATGAGTATGAAGTAGAACTTTTGACATCAGATCCAACACTTTCTGTTCCTGCAGAAGAACTTGAAGCTGGTCAGCGTTGGGCTAAGTTTTTCAACGTAGCACCATCTACACTTTCTAGTAGAGGTCAGAAGCCTAATTTTACTTCACCATTCAGAATGCGTAACAGAATTACTATGCAGCGTTTTGAGTATGAAGTTCCTGGTAACATGATTAATGAAGGTAAAAACTACCCATTAGAGTTCTCTTTTCCTGGACTTGATGGTAAGCAAGAAAAAGTTTGGATTAACTACCTTGATATGGTAGCTATGTACCAAGCTGAAGTTGCTAATGTAGTTATGCACTTTTATGGTCTACACAACTTTACAGAAAAAGATTTGTTCTTGAACAAAGACGCTTCTGGTAAATATCCATTGGAATCAGGTGCTGGTTTATTTGAGCAAATTGCACCATCTAACATTCACTATTACTCAACTCTTGACTTGGACTTCTTAACTGAAGTATTCTTGGATCTATCTATTGGTAGAATTGAAATGGGTAACAGAGTTGTTACTTTGTGTACAGGTGAATATGGTATTCGTGATTTTCACAGAGCTGTACTTGCTAAAGGTGGTACTGAATTATTGATGTCTACTACTAACAGTGGTCCAGGACGTAGTAATGATACTTCTATCCACAAAGAAAATGGTGGAAAACTTACAGGTATTCCTAAGCCACTTTCTGCTGGTTTCCAGTTCACTAAGTATTACTCAATCAATGGTATTACATTTGAATTAATGTACTGTCCAATGTTTGATGATAAAGTTCTTTTCCCTGAAACTCACCCAGAAGGTGGAACTACTGAATCTCGTAGAATGATTGCTATGGATTTTGGTGGTGAATCAGGAATTAAGAGAGTATCTGTAAAAGGTCAACCATCTGTATTCCGTTATATCCCAGGTATGCGTGATCCATTCACACCTGCAGGAAAAGGTTCTCCTTCAATGGCAGTATCTAGATCTGATGGTTATGAAATTCACAGAATGATGTGGGGTGGAATGATGATTACTGATCCAACAAAAGTTGTTGACTTCCGTTACAACTTAGTTTAATAAATAACTATAAAGGAGGGTTGAAATACATCCTCCTTTATTTATACCTTTGTAAAAAATAAGAAAATGGACAAGAAAATTAATAAGACAGAAACAACAGCTGCACCACTAGAAAGCTTCTTTATAGATAAGGTGGTTAAAGTTGTACCAATTGTAAGACCCAATAGTTGGGGACACAAATATCAAATCAGTGAAGATGGTAAAGATAAAACCAATGGTTCTTATCAATTTAATACTGCACTCACTTATTTGTCAGTACCTGTAAGTAAAAAGACAGGTCTATATATTAGACCACTTGACAACATTAAGAAAGTTAGAACTCCTGAGTTTCCTGATGATGAAATTACTGAACAAGATTTCTTTGAAAGAATGTTAGGAATGAGTAAAGGTGACCTTGATATTTCTAAGTATAAAACTGATGAAAAAGGTAATCGTTTTCCTGATACATTTTGGCAAAGAAGTGGTACAGTTAAATTGAGAAATGAAGCAAACACTTTGGATTTATCTCTTCCAATGGATATGTTAAAATATAAAGTATTAATGTTAAACAAGAATGTGGTGGCTCCATCACCTTCTGAAAAAAACAAAAAGCGTACTTACAGATTTATGATAGTAGATCAAGAAGTTGCTGAGATACAAGAGAAAGAAGAATTAAATGTAAAACTAGAAGCGTATTCTTGGTTTGCAAGAGTTAAAGCAGATATTGAACAACTAAAAGAAATTATGTGGTTATATGATTCAAGAATTAGTAATACTACAAACTATGATTATGTGTTTGCCTATGTTGGAAAACTCGTTAATGATTCACCTACTCAATTCTTAAAAGTAGTTAATGATATTAATAAAGATGCAAAACTATTACTAATGAAAGCATTAAAAAATGGTGCATTAGTTTTAACTAAAGAAAAAACTTATCAATTCCTAGATGGTAAAGATATTGGTCCACAAGTGAATGCAATTAAATTCATTAATGATTCTGAAAACTTTGCTATTGTAGAAAGACTTAAAGAACAATCTGGTGTATGACAGCTAATGAAATGTGGGATAATGTCCTTGTAACTTATGATGCACTTTATTCACAAAGTGCTCCTGGGTTTGTTGACCCTGAAGCAAGCATTATTTTAACAAAAGCTCAGTGGTATTATATACTTCAGAGAATCAACCCTAAGAGTAATAGAAACATGGAGGGTTTTGAAGAAACTGAAGTTAGAATCCAAGAGTTATCTTCTTTAATAAAAGATAGTGGAGATGCAAATCCTCCAATATTACAATTAACTAATCCTACTGGAACATTGCCTGGAGAAACTCTCTGGGCAATCCCAGTTGATTGCATGCTACCTATTTATGAAGGTTGTACTACAAATACAAAACAATGTAATACTACATCTACATATAATAGGATTATGACAATACCAATATCTCATGATGAGTATAACTTAAATTACTCTAATCCTTATAAAAAACCTTGGACTGATGGTGTTGAAGGTATTATATGGAGATTAGAACATGGTACTCAACCTGTAAATACTGTAGAAAGGAAAATACATGGTATTATTACTGATGGTAGTTTTAGTATTACTAATTATTATATGAGATATATTAAATATCCTGAAGATATTCAAATTAATTTATCTAACCCTAATTCACAAGTAAGTTGTAAACTAGACCCCATATCACATCAAAGTATCTGTGACATCGCTGTAAAATTACTCTCTGCAGCAGTGAGAGAACAGATACCAGCTAACCAACTAAGTGCAGAGAATTTAGAATAAATATTTCATATATTTGTAAAACAAAACAACAACAAATTAACATTTTAAAAAAATGGCTTTAGATTCAAAAAATAACATTAAGAGTGTATTTCTTGTTCCCGCAAATGCAACTGTAGTTACAGCTGGGACAAAAGTAACTCCAGGCTCATTAGCATTAAATTCAGTAGTACTTACTAATATGTCTAATGAAGTACTTAATACATCTGCTGCAGGTAATTTTAACCCAGTTCTTTTTGATAAAATTAAAATTATCAAAGATCGTGGTGCTGATTTACCTTTACAACAAGTAGTACTTACACGTGATCAAATTATAGCTGCTTCTTCTATTGCAGGTAGACTAGCTGTAGAACAAGTATCTTATGTTGGATACAATGGTAGTACTGGTTCTATGGATTCAACATCTAATAATTTCTTTATTATTAAATTAGAACACACACCAAATGCTTTCTTATATGGTAAACGTCCTGCAAGTTACAAGTATGGTACTTACCAATCAAGTGGGTCAGCTTCTCAAGCAGAGATTGCTAATGGACTTACAGCTTCTTTAGTACAAAATTTTCGTGCTAATAGAACTATTGATTGGAGAGTATTTTCAGAAGTAACTAATGGAGGTGCTAGAACAGCTGCAACTGCAACTGCTGCAGTAACTTTAACATTTACTAAATACTCTAAATTTGTAACTGCATCTGCTGCAACTGCATCTACTAATATTGTAGCTGGAGATTATGTAGCAATTGATGCTGCTACTACTTCAGGTGTTTATAAAGTAGCTTCTAAAGATGCTTCAGGTAATTTAATTCTTGATATTGCATTCCAAGGAGAAACTACAACTATTGTAGCTGCTACTAATAATATTCGTATAGTTGCTGCTACTGCTAACGCTGCTTCTTTTGGTATCAAAATTACAGGTATCAAACAAAAGTATGATGTTAACAGATGGAGACAATATGACAAAGTTAGATTTAACACATTCCTTGAAGGATTTGTTACTGCTGTAGCTACTACAACTGCTGCCTTTGATGGTGTTGCTGTTTATGAGCAAGTAGCTAATGATGAGTATATCTCTTGGGGTGATGAAGGTCAAGTATTTGTTGATCAAGTTCCACCATTGTTCCGTGAACAAGATGCTGTAGTTGGACAACAATATCAGCCTGCTGTAATTGGATGGTTAGATAGACTTCCATCTTTAATTGGTGCAGGTCAAAACAAAGGACAAGCTATTATGTATTTTGCTGGTGGTACTGGTACTTCAACTTATACTCCTGCTGCAGGTAATCAAGCTAGTATTATTACTTCTTTTAACTTGTGGTCAAATGTAGATTTACCTGCTACTTTTGTTTACTAATAACAATTAATCTCTAGATAAGGATAGTGAAGGACCTAGTTTTTGAATTAGGTTTTTCACTATTTTTGTTTAGAATAAAACCTATAATATATTATGGCATTTATACCAACAATATCTGCTTGTCTTAATGGATGCACAGGTATAACATTTAACGACACTACTGGGTTTTATAATAGTGTTACTAACCCTTATGGGTGGAATAATACTTTATGGAAAAACCAAATAGATGGTTCTCCATATGTTAATGCAGCTACTATTAGTATATCATTAAATGGTGGTGAGGCAACTACAGTTAGTGTATTAAATAAAATACAAGATTCTATATTCCCAGATTTTGAATTATATCAATATACTCCTGTAGATAGTACAGGAAGTAATTTTAATTTAGCTGATGGTTATTATACTATTGTATATACTATAACAGACAGTAATGATGCTACATATGTTGTAGATACTATTTTTGTAGTATATTGTAATGTAGCTTGCTGTGTTACTAATAAAGCAGCAGCTGTTGCAGCTGAATTGTGTCTTGATTGTGATTCACAAGCTTATGAAGATTTCTTACTTGCAGATGGTATTTTGCAAGCATTAAAAGCTACTGCAGAATCTTTAGGTACTGCAGAATTTACTAAACTATTAAACAAACTACAAAGATTATGTGGTACATCTACAACTGGCGGTTGTGGTTGTGGCTGCAGTTAAAAACTTATAAAAATATGTGTTCATGTTCAGGCAGTTGTAACTGCAATTCAACAATAATACCAAGAGGTCCACAAGGTGTTCCAGGACCACAAGGTGATACAGGAGCTCCAGGCAGTAATGGAACTCCAGGAACTCCTGCTACAATAACATTAGGTACTGTAACTACAGGTGATGCAGGTACAGATGTAATTATTACAAATGTAGGCCCTGATGCTAACAATGCTGAATTTGATTTTACTATTCCAAGAGGAGATGAAGGAATACAAGGTCCTGAAGGTATACAAGGTGCACCAGGCCCTAGTATTATAGATGCTATTTGGCCAAGTAATGGAATTGGATTAGGTGGATTAAATGATAAAAAAGGATCTATATATGTACCATATAATTATATGACTACAGCTGATGATACTTTAGAAGTACAAGCAATATTTAAAGTTGCAGATGGTGTTGAGATAGATCCATTAACTTTTTATATTAGAATATTAAATACTAATGTTGCTGCAGGTTCAACAATATTAACTCAATATGGATCAATACCTTATATAGGTGTAGAAGGTGAAAATTTTGTAGTAGAAGTAGATTGTAAAATACAAAGAACTGGTCCTAATGCATTTAGAATTAGAGCAAAATGGGAATTATCACAAGGACCTGTTGGTTCTACATACAAAAATACAATAACTACTTTTATAACAGATATTACTTTAAATAGTCTTATGTCATTAAGTAACCCTAACACTTGGGCAAATAGTCAATTTATTATTGCTTCTGCTGATGATAATACTCCTCCAGATATAAACTTAGTCCATTTAGAAGTTAGATCATTAAAACGTGTTTAAAATAAAATATAAACTATGACTTGCTATAACTCAGAATTACCAATAGGTCCTCCAGGACCAACTGGTCCAATAGGTCCTCAAGGGCCTGCGGGCACACCTATATATAAAGTTTATACTGCTTTATTAACAGAAACACCGGGAAATCCTCCTACTGTTAATACATTAGAAAACACAACTGATTTTGATTTAAGTTTTAGTAGATTTGATGGTGGTAAATACAGATCTAATACATTTGCAGCAGATTTAAATAAAATTACAATAACTTGTAATATTGGTTATTATAACCTTGCAAATCCTATTTTAATTGATGGTATTACAATATCTTCATTAGTTGTAGATGCAGGTTCTGGTAATATATATTTTGAATTAAGAACAGTAATTAATGGTCTTGGAGCAAGCGATGAATTATTAACTAATGCAGTATTAGAATTAAGAATATACCCATGATACTAACACCTTTAAATATACAAGTAGCAATAATTAAAGCATTCTATGCTTTAGCTAAGAAATCAGTTAAGTACTATACAGGACTTGCTTTAGGTAAGAATAATACTTGTCTATTTAAAGAAATAAGATTACTTAGAGCTTATGTAGAAATACTTAGAAACTTTGAGATAGTAGGTAGTACTATTACCTGTAACTGTTGTGTTGAAGGTGACTTTAATGTATTACTAAATTCTGATTTACCAGTAACTGATACACCTATACAATTTGGTTGTGATAACCAAGGATATATGGTATATAATGGTATTGGATATGAGTTTACATACTTTTATGATGATGCTAATAAAAAAATAGTAATAGATTTTTCAGGAGTATTAAATGATGTAGTTATTACTATTACTGATGTACAATTTACAGATACTTGTGATATAACAGGGAATGCTGTTTCACCAATAGAAGTAGCTACTATAGATGAGATTACAGAACCTCCAGTTACAGTAGACAATGATTTTGGTACTTGGGATGGTAATATAACTATATATGAATCTGATGGAAGTACAGAACTTGTACCACCTATAAGTTTAACTATTCCTGCAGCTGACATGGATAATGTAGAAGCTATTTTAGAACTTTGGAATACTACATATCCTGAATGGATTTTACAGTATTTTGAAGGACAGTTTGTTTTATATTCTCCATTTGATAATGTAAATTATACTGATTATATTGTAAAATTTAAACAATATGAAGGTGGTACTGATGCTACTTTAGATTTTGATTTATCAGAACTACCTCCTTTTATAACTGAGAATACACCATCTTACGCTGATATATTATTTGAACAACCTACTTTTGCAGCTAGTCATGTAGCAGAAACTACAATAGCACTATCTTCTGGAAGATTGCCTTATAATGTTACTGCAGATCCTGCATCTGTTACTATATTAATACCAATTGATCAATTTGCTGTTGGTGAACCAGCAACAATGAGTATTCCATTATACGAATTATTTAATTCTACAAATCAAGATTTTTATTATTTAGGTATGCCTATGTTTAGTCATTCTGGTACTTATACTGGCATGCCTCAATTAATAGATGATTTTAATGTAAATAATGGTCAAGGATTTACAGCAAGTTATGGTGGTATACAGCCAATAAGTGAAACATTAGCAACAGCTTCAAATATATCTACACTGTTTAATATTGCTGTACCTACAGATGTGTATACAGCTAGATTATTTAATCAAAGTTTAAGTATTAATCTTACTATAGGTACATACACAGTAGGTGGAGATGATGTTCCTGAAGATATAGCAAATTTTATAGCTGCTGATATTATTGCTCAAGATATATTTGAAGGTACTGTTAGTGTAAGTGGAACAGTTATTACATTAACTGCACCAACAGGTACAGGAGCTTCTTGGAATGCTGTGTATTCATTTACTATACAAAGAAATGCTACTAGAATTAATACTTATGTTTTTAGTGGTGGTGTAGGGGTTCCAACTACACCAATATATTTATTAAATATTACAGCACTTAATATTTATCCACAAACAGATTACGATGGAGGAATAATTGAAATTAGATATCCAACAGAAATGTATGACCCTGATGGAGGTCAATTTGCAGGTGCAGTAGATAATACTGATGGTATAGTAAAATTTACTAATTCTTATCTTGGTCCTAATATTATTTATAATACTGGACCATCTATTCCACCATCAGAAATTTTTACTAGCATATATGATATGTTAGATTCTTTTAATTTTAGTAATACTTTATTAGCGCAAGCTACTGTAACAGGAACTAGTGGTCCAAACTATGTAGTAAATATAGTAGTACCTACACCACCAGCATGGGCTTATAATGGTACTACTTTAAAATACGAGTATATATCAAATAGAACTTATATCAATATTGGCACTTATTCTGGAGGTTCAGATACTACAGCAGCTACTTATACTTTAGTAATACTTGATGATTCTAATGATCCATTTTTAACAGTAATTGGTACAGGTAATTTTTCAAATTATCAAGGTATTGTAAATAGTTTAAATAGTCAATCTACTTTTAATTCAGATTTTATAGCATCATTAAGTGTTAATAATATTATTATTACAACATTATATGATCCACAAGGAGCTTTTTATAATGATTACAGTTTTCAATTAGCTTTAGATTATACATCTATGCAGTATACAGCAAATGATTTTGTAAGTACAGTTGGTATAATGTCTGGTGGTTTAGATGCTGTAGCTCCAAATATTACCCTTGTTAATGAATTTATTCCTCTTACTATTTTAGATTTACCTCAAAATAGTTATGATGTAGATGGTATTAGTGGATTTGTAGATTATTTTAATGGTCTTAGTCCATACAATTATTCAGCAGAATATCTTGGTACTTCTCAAGATTTACCTGAAATACTATCTCAAAGTTTGCTTAACATGCCTAGCTTAACTGGAGACATACCAAATACTGTATTAAAAGCTTTTTATGCACCTTCTGTTATTTCTGCACCTACTTTAATAGGTACATTTACACCTACTACAGGTGGAGATTATACACCTAGTGGATTAGCATTAGGATTAGCAAATGCTGTAAATTTAAATGTTTGGGATGGTACAGCAACAACTAATCTTTCTACTTTAATATTGTCATCACCTTCAGGTACTTTTGGTTCTTATAATAACTATATATCTGCAGTAACTTTAAAAGTACCTAATGCTAAAGCAATAGTTAATGTTACATTTTTAACACCTTCTACAGGAGCAGGCACAGTAGAATTAACTGTATCTTTTGGTTCAGTTAGTCTTGGAATACAGTCTATTCCAGTAGCACAAACTGCAGTTCAATGGGCAACTGCTTATAAAAATAGAATTAATTCTGGTACAGGAACACATGGTTATACAGCTTTTACTTCAACTAGCAGTCCAACTATATCAATATATGCTCCTGCAAATACAGGTACTATTTTAAATACTGCTACTATTTCAGCAGTAACTACTGGTGGTGTTACAATAAAAACAACTCCAACACCTACGTTTAATGGTGGTACAGATACTACTACTACTGTAGCATTAAATGTTTTTTCAGGAGGTGGTTATACTATTTATGATAAAGTTAGATTTACAGCAGACCCTGATATATATACTTGGGAATATACTGATGATCTTATAAACGGTAATTTAACTTATACTAATCTTACAGCTTCTCCTAATTATATTAATACAGGTGCATTTTTTGGTGGTATTGATAATACTGCAGGACAATTTAGTTTAGTATTAACTAATACACCGCCTGCTTTTCCAGCTTTATTTTATGTTTTATATAATGACTCTACGCCTGTTATTTATGATTCATTTCAAGAATGGGTAGATGCTGTAAATAATTCTGCTAGTAACTTAGATTTTAGTACTTCTGTTTTAACTACAGATTTTACAGTACATTCACCTGAAGACAGTTTTGCTTATTTTAATAATTCTGAATTAGCAATAGACTATACATATGCATCACCACAATGGAGTGGTTTTAATTATAGTAATACAGAGACAATTATTAATGGGTTAGACCCTGTATTAACATCTTATGAAGGTATATTTGAAGCAGGTGTATTAGGTAATTTTATAAAGAGTAATAACCCTTGTACACCTACAATAGCAACACAGACTTGTTTAACTAATAACCAAGCAAGTAAAATTATACAACATATAAACAAACTAACAAAATAAAAAATATGAGTAATTATTATCCAGCTGGAAGGCTGTACCAAAAACTAATGATTGCATTAGATCCTAGTGCAAAATGTGTAGTAATTGCAGCAGCACTTACTGGTGGTGGTAGTGCTAAAGCAATATTAAAAACAGACTTTGCTGCTACACCTGCTAAATACCCAAACTATACAACAGAATCATTTGCTGAAATGTTAGATCAAGTAAATATGTTTCAAATTATAGGAGCAACTGGCCAAGCTGCATATAAATTTAACGACAGTGCAACATCTGGAGCTATAGTAGCTCCTACTGAAGTTCAAGGTGGAGTATATTTATACGGGCAAGAAAACTTTAATAACTTGTATTTTACTGCAGGTACTATTACACACTTAGCTTTATTTATTAAACCTACACCTTAATGGCATTTTTTGGTAACAAGAGAAAGGACTTTAGTATTCAACCACCTAGGCAACAGGTAGATGGTACTCCTTTTTTTGTTACTGATAGTGCTAATATAGATTTTACATTAGCTAATTTAAATTTAACTGCTAACTTAACTACAACAGGAATAACAGCAGGTACTTATGGTGATGCTACACATATACCTATATTAACATTAGATAGTTATGGTAGAGTAACAGGAGTAAGTACAACTACATTCTCAGCAGCAGGTATATTATTACAAACTAATACTGTAACTAATGCTACACAAACTATATTAAACTTAGTAAATGGTACTGATATATCCATTGTTGATGATACTTTAGGCAATATTACTATTTCATATACAGGTACTGGAGGTAGTGCAGTTTGGGGTTCTATTACAGGTACATTAACTAGTCAAACAGATTTAATTACTTATCTATCAACTAATTACCAACCTATAGGTAGTTATCAACCTCAACTTAATGGTACAGGATTTGTTAAAGCTGCTGGTACTACAATATCTTATGATAATAATACTTATTATTTAGCAAGTAATCCTAGTAATTTCATAACAGCATCTGCTTTAACTCCATATTTAACTATTACTAGTGCAGCTGCTACATATGAACCTATAATAACAGCAGGAACAATCTCTCAATATTGGAGAGGTGATAAAACTTGGCAAACATTTCCCACTATACCAACTGTTGGTACTTGGGGTGCTCTTAATTACCCTGCATGGACTACAGGTACTCCATTTGTTAAAATGACTGCTGCTGGTACATTTGCTTTAGATACTAATACATATCTAACTACAATATCAGGATTAAATATATCTTTATTAACTAATGATTCTGGGTATATAACTTCATCTGCTTTAACAGGGTATGTACCAAATACTAGAACATTAACTATCAATGGTACTACATATGATTTATCAGCAGATAGGTCTTGGACTATACCTACATTTACTTCACCTCTTACAACTAAAGGTGATATATATGTAAGAAATGGAAGTGCAGATACAAGGCTTGGTGTAGGAAGTGATACATATGTTCTTATAGCAGATAGTACGACATCTACAGGGCTTAAATGGGGGTCTAACACAACACCTCCTGCAAGTGGATACTATTTTGCAATATCAGATAGTACAACACAAGATAATCCAACTGCCAATATACCAAGAGCAGTTAAATTCAATACTACCGATTTAGCTAATGGATTCTCTTTACAAACAGAAACTGCTGTTTTTACAGGAACAATCAACAATGGTGGCGCAGGAGCAGGAACAATATTAAATGTTACAGGTGTTACATCAGGAACATTAAAAGTGGGTATGGTGTTAACAGGTGGCAGTATAACTGCTGGTACATTCATATCTGCATTTACAAGTGGTACAGGAGGAATAGGTACTTATGTAGTTTCTATTTCACAAAATAGAACATCTGCTACCTATACAGGAACAATGACTTCGCAGATTGTTGTTGCCCATACTGGCATCTATAATATTCAGTTTTCATCACAAATGGATAAAACTGATGCAGGTGTTGATTATGTTAATTTTTGGCTTAGAAGAAATGGAGCTGATGTAACTGCAAGTTCTGGTGTTGTTTCATTACAGGGAAATTCTCCTGCATACATGATGGCTGCTTGGAATTATCTTATAGAATTAATAGAAAATGATGTAATAGAGTTATATTGGGGTAGTGCTGATGTTGGTATGTCAATATTAGCAGAAACAGCTCAGACAAGCCCATTTGCACATCCTTCTATACAATCTACAATACTTACAATTACTCAGCAGAGTGGTATATTGGCAGGGACGGGTATCACCGCCATCAACAGTCTTACGGCATCAGCACAGACATTATCAAGTACTGACCTTAACATATCATCTTCTGTAGCAACGCATACATTTTCAATAGCCAACAACGCTGTTACGTATGCTAAAATGCAAGCTATATCAGCAGTATCGAAGCTGCTTGGTTCTAGCTCTACTACCACACCTGTACAAGAGATAACACCAACGAAGTCAATAAATATATTAACTACTAATCTAGAACTAGTAAACGATCAAACTTCGCCAGCTTATCCTGGCGTTTATGGTATTGATTCCGCAGGGGCGAAAAATTGGCGTTCAGATGCAAGCGTAAGGGGAAACATTCCCCTATTAAATATGCAAGAATCTTATCCCGTAGGAACAAATCAAACGGGTATTTTATACGTCGCAAGTGTTAGCAAACTTTACGTTTGTAATTTATCAGGAAGTACAGTCAATATTTTCGATACTACAACAGGCGTTTTGCTTTCTACAATAGCCGTTACAAATGCTTATAAACCATTTTACATTGCATCAATTAATGAAGTTTGGGTAACTTCAACAACATTATTAACAATTAATAGAATAAGTGCAACATTGAATAGTTCACTTGGAACTATAATTGGTGCAACTATATTCGGAACAGAGGCGATTGAATATTCATCGACAAAAGTTTTTATTTGCTGCGGAAATGCAACGGGAACGATAATGTTAATTAATCCGTCTACATTATTAGTTACATCTACAATTGCATTAAATGTTCCAGCATCTCCACAAGGAATGGTATTAAATACAAATGTAGCTTCTTCGCAATACGATAAAATAATTGTTTCAGCATCTGCTGGAGTTGCAATATTAAACCCATCAACAAACGCAATAACTACAACCGTTGTTAATCCTTCAAGTTCAATAAGCACAGGAACGAAAATTAGATATATAACATCGACAAATCAATATGTTTTATCAAGTTTCGGAAATAATTCAATTGTCGTTTTAGATATTGCAAGCGCAACAACATTTACTTTAAATTCAACTATTAGAAATTTGCCTGGTATTTTAGATGTTGGATTAGATGAAACAAGCGGTTATATTTTTACTGCATTTACAGGACTTACAAGTGCTTCACAATTATTTATTTCGCTAATTGATTTAACAAGTAAAAAGGTTAAAATAACAATTGGAACAAATGTTCTTTGTGGTTCTGCTTCTACCTCAGGATACTTAGCAATGGATACGCCAAATACACGTTTCTTTATTTGTGGGCGTTCATCCAATACAAATGTTGCAACTACAATTAAATATTTATAATTATGCGAGTTCAAATAAGAAATGGGGAAATTATCGGGTACGGGTTTGAATTATACGGGGATGAAAGTTTTGAAGGCGCGCCTGAAGATTATACTTTTGAAAAATATTCTTATACGCCAAACGTGGACGGTTCTTTTAATCCCAATGGATTTGTTTTAATTGAAAATAATTAGCTATGAGCAAGATAACATCAACCAGCAAGAATGGAATAAACCTTATCAAGTCATTTGAAGGTTGTAAACTACAAGCATATAATGATCCTGGAACTGGAGGATTACCAATTACTATTGGATGGGGTAATACAACTAAAGAAGATGGTAGTAAGTTTAAACTAGGTGATAAAATAACACAAGAAAGAGCAGATGCTTTATTCTTAAATTTACTTCCTAGATATGAAAAGAAAGTTATTGATAATATTACAGTACTTCTAACACAAAACCAATTTGATGCTTTAGTTTCTTTCTGTTGGAATTGTGGATACTCATCTACTCTATTCTCATTAATCAATACTAAAACTAGTAATGAAACAGTATATGATTGGTGGATTTCTCACTACATTAAAGGTGGGGGTAAGATACTAAAAGGTCTAGTTAGACGTAGAAAAGCTGAAGCTGATTTATACTTTGCTTAATTAAGTATCTTTGTAGTATGAAGAAATTCCTACTTTGCCTGCCATTATTGTTAGTATTTACTTTTGTAGGAGGAGATCAACCTTCTGCCTATATACAAGGAGATGTAACTATACAGCCTATTGTAGAGAATGAAGATTTAGATATTAAATCACAATACATAAGAAGCATCAAAGTATACTACAAAGACCCATTAGAAAAGCCTATCATATTACAGAACAACCAAGCTTTATACAACTATTGCTCAGATTCAACATTAGTTATTTTTAAATCTGTTGCAGATTCTATAAAAGTACCTAGTGTTAAAAGAATGTCTTGTGAGATAATGGCTATTATTAACCTAACTAAAAGAGATTCTGAGTGGTTAAAGTCACATATTGTCAATGAAGTTGCAGTAGTAAACACTATTACAGATAACAGATTCTCTGTTTATATGGATGATACTGAGTACTTTAGAAGACTAATGCTTAAATACAATGCAAAGTATTAAATGGATACTGCTATTAGTAACAAGCATAAGTTTTGCTCAATGTCCAAATATAGGATTTGAAAGTAATAACTTTAGTGGATGGGTAGGTAGCAGAGGAGCTTGTTGTCCTATAGTTATGACAAATGCAGGTATAGTTGCTAATAGACATACTATAACTTCAGGAACAGCAACAGACCCTAGTACTTGTAATGTAGTTCCAATAGTTGCTCCAGGAAGTATTCATTCTGCTAGATTAGGTAATAATGATGTTAATGCAGAAGCTGAAGGTTTAAGTTATAATTTTACAGTAACACCAACATCTAATTTAATTACATATCAGTATGCTGTAGTGTTTGAAGATCCAGGACATACACCATCACAACAACCTAGATTTGAAGCATCAATAGTTAGAGCTAATGGAACTGTTGTATCATGTACACAATTTACAGCAACTGCAGCTAGTGGTTTAACAGGATTTCAATTTTGTAATAGCATTGATGTTTTAGGATTACCAGTAATTGTTAGATACAAGAATTGGAGTACAATAGCTGCAGATGTTTCTGCATACATGGGTCAAACTTTAACTTTAAAATTTAAAACAGGAGACTGCTCACAAGGAGGACACTTTGGTTATGCTTATGTAGATGCTAGTTGTGGACCATTACAATTAGCTATAGATTACTGTGTTAATGATATGTATGCAGTAGTTACTGCACCATCAGGATTCTTTACTTACTTATGGTCTACAGGAGAAACTACACAAACTATTTATGTAAATCCACTGCAAGCTATTAATGTTACTTGCACTATAACAACTGTCTCAGGCTGCACATCTACAGTATCAGTACCAATAACACCAATTGCTAATTTCCCTGCAATCTATACCAATTAATTGTATTTATTTTATAGTTATCTTTGTAAAATACTATATGAAAAATTTGGTAGTGTCAATTATTTTTATATTACTTTGTGCAACATGTTATGCACAAGTACCTACACCCCTTGTTGCCAATGGACAAACTGTCTGTGTAGGTGCTAATCACTACTATGGGGATCAAGTAATTACACCATCATCTACTTATGCATTTAGTATAACACCAGTTCAAGCATTTAGTGTTGTAGGAAAACAAATAAATGTTACTTGGAATATACAAGGAGTATATACTATTACTATGACAGAAACAACATCTTCAGGATGCTTGTATACAACTACTTGTATTATTACTGTATTGCCTCCTATAACAATAGCATTAGATCCTATTGTTGTATGTCAAGATGGATTACCACAAACTATAACAGGAACTAACATTGGCTCTAACCCATCTTTTAGTGGAGTAGGAGTATCTAATAATACATTTAATCCTTCAGGTATATTACCTGGGATATATACTATAAACCTAACTTCAACAACAGCTAATGGTTGTGCTACAGTAGGCACCACAACAGCAACAATAAATCCACTACCAACAGGCATTATATATACAGATTAATGAAACTATATGCATTGTTTTGTTTAATTAGTTTAAATATAAATGCACAGACACTTAAAGAATATGAACTATGCAATGACTATTTAACTAAAGAAATTAGAGCTGTAACTACAAATGCTGTTGTAAGTTGGGAGGTTTCACCTTATGTACCATACCAAGTAAGTAATAATGTTATGACTATTACTTTTAGCAGTACAGGCTATTATGTTATAAGTGCTGATTTTAGAAGTGGTGATTGTTATAAAGAAGATAAAATAATAATAATAATAAAAGAATGTACAGAGACTTTTATTTATTTTCCCAATAGCTTTACACCTAATGGTGATAATGACAATGAAAGCTTTGGACCAAAAGGAATAAATGTTTATGATTTTAAAATGTATGTATATAACAGATGGGGAGAGTTAATCTTCACTGCAAAGGATATAAGTGATAAATGGAATGGCTATTATAAAGATAGAATATGTCAAAGTGATATATATGTTTATAAAGCATTCTATAAAGATAAAAGAGGTAAGGAGTATAATAAAATTGGTAAAATAGCACTAATCAAATAAACCTAACTTATGGATCAGAACTTACTATTAGCAATCATTGCAGGAGCATCATCAACATTGACAATCCTTATACCTAAAATGTTACCTCACAGTAAAAAGAAAGATGCTATTGAGATGTATGCAGAATTACAAGAAAAACTATTTAGTGAAATAGATAGATTAGAGAAAAAGATAATACTATTAGAAAACAAAGAAAAGGAAGCTGTTAGTGTAGAAGAAAAACTCACTAAGAGAATCATGGAACTAGAACAAGAAAATAAAAGACAAGCTTATGAAATTGAACAACTTAAAGCAGAACTTGCTAAACATGTCAAAAACTACTAAAGACTCATTCATTGAATCCCTTAAAGGTAGCAGTGGTAAAATAGACCATAAAAGATTAACAGTATTAGCTTTTGTATTGATGTTTGTTGGTATAACTATAGTAGGCTTGTATAAAAAAACACCTATTGTAAACCAAGCATTAATGGAAACTATACTGTATATAATTGGATCTGTTATATTAGGAGGGATGGGATTAACAAAAATAAAAACAAAAACAGAAACAACTACAAATGAAACTTAGTAAAAACTTCACATTAGATGAGTTACTCAAGTCACCATCTGCAACCAGGTGGGGCTTTGAAGAACAGTTTACACCTACACAAGACATAGTAAATAACCTTACTTTGTTGTGTAATAAAGTGTTACAACCTATTAGAGATATTCTAAAAGATACATTAACAGTATCATCTGGATATAGATGTCCTAGATTAAATGCTAAAATTGGTGGTGCCTACACTATTATTAATGGTAAACCTGTACAAAGTTCACAGCATTGTTTTGGACAAGCTGCAGATATTGGTTATACTAAACTAGGTGCAGAGCATAACAACTTAATTTTAGCAGCTATCAAAGAATTAATGTCTGATCCAACTTTTGTATTTGACCAATGTATAGTAGAATTTGGTACAGATACTAATCCTGCTTGGGTACATATTTCTTATTCAGAGAGAAAAAACAGAATGCAAGTGCTTAGAGCATACAAGTCAGGTAAAAAAACATTATATAAAGAATGGAAACTATGAAGAAACATAACACTTGGATAGGTATTGAAGCAGTTATAATTGGATTACTCATTTTAGTACTATTATTTTTAAAGCAATGTGAGAGTAATGTTGAGGTTACTAATCCTATTAGCAGAGTAGTGTATACAAAAACAGATACAGTTACTATAATTAAAACAGATACAGTTACAAGATATGTTACTCTTAAAGTTCCAAAACCAATTCCCCATGTAACACCTGATGGTGATACAGCACAAACTTATGTTCAAGAATATAGTGATAGTATTTTAGATGCTACTGTAACAGCTAACCTAAAAGGCAAACTAGATTCTTGGGCATTAAAGTATAAACTTAAAATCCCTACTACTATAACTAACACAATAACAGTTACTAATACTGTTACTGAAACTAAAGAAGTCAATGTTCCTAAGAACATGTTATTTGTTAATGGTGTAGTTGTAGGTAATACTACTAGCCTTGATGGTGGTATAGGTATATCTTTTTATCATAAAAAAGGTTATATTTACCAACTGAATTACCTACCTATGACCAATAAAGTTGTAGTTGGTGTATCATTCCAATTAAATAGATAACTATGATAACATTAAACCAAATGATTTATCAAGTCTATGAAGGACTTCAGATTACATCTGATGATACTTCATTAGATAAAAGATTAATTAGAGATTTAATTAATCAATCAAGAGCTAATTGGATTAGAAAAGAACACAACAAGAACAGAAGTATTGATGATAATATCATCCAAGATTTAGGTTGTATAGACATTGAACTTACAGATAGAGTATCAGCTAATTGCTGTGATATATCTACAGAATGTAGGATTCTCAGATCTAAAGAAAGAATACCTAATGCTATTGAGTTAAACCATGAAAAGATAATCACTAGAATATCAGCAGTAGACTTTATGTCTATTCCTATTATATTTATGGATTATGATGCTGCTATTTACTTTGGTAATGGTAGATACAATAAGAAAGCTTTAGCTGCTTTCATTAAGAACAACTACTTATATATTATATATAACAAAGGTGCATTCAATATGCTAATTGAGAAACTAAATGCTCAAGGTGTATTTGAAGACCCTACAGAAGCTGCATCATTTACTAATGATTGTGGTACACCATGCTTTACTTGGGATTCTCGTTATCCTATTAATGCTTGGATGTGGCAGACTTTAGTTAAACCAGAAGTACTTAATGAATTAAGAAGCAAGAGAACTCTATACAGAGATGATAACAACAATGCTAAGGATGATGCTATTCCATCAGTAGCAGCTAATTTTACACAAGCTGGTACAGATCCTGGACAAGGTAGACAGAAACAACAAGAAGAATGACAAGAAAAGATTCTAAGAACAAGTTTGATGTGCATAATACTTATGAAGATATTTATAAGCATTATAAAGTAAATACAGATAAGCCAGTAGACAAAGCTAACCATGCTGCAGTACTGGCTGACACATTTGAAACTCTAATGAACATGGTAATCAAAGATGGTTACTCATTAAAGTTTCCACACAAGTTTGGAACATTAGAAATACAAAAGAAAAAACAAAAGATAGTCTACAATGAAAATGGTTCTATAAATAGAATCTGCTATAAGATTGATTGGGGTGAGACTAAGAAACATTGGCAAACAGTTTATGGTGATATCTCTGCTGAAGATTTAAAACAGATTAAGAATAAACCTAAAATCTATTGCAAGAATAAATATAGAATGAAATTTAAATATATTAAAGACAAGGCTGTATATAAAGGTAAGTCAGTAGTTATGTTTATACCAAGTAGAAAATGGTGTAGAGAATTAGCTACTCATCTTAAAACAGATCCTTATAGAACAGATTATAAAGAACAATGATTATAAAACTAAATGCTATGGCAGATGACAAAAAAAAGTGGGAGAAATCAGAAACTTCTGATGGAATCACTAAGAGAGTAAGTGTTGAACAAGTAGAAAATGGTTACATTGTAACTATGGAAAAATATGGTAGACCATCTATGGGTGATGGTGATGAAGATGATAGCAAATATACTAATGACTGCAAGAAATATATCTCTAAGAAAAATCCTCTTGAAGGTATGGCACCTAAGACAGAGAAAGAATCTGTAGAAGATAAAATTCTTGATGGACTAGAAAACTTATCCTTTTAATAACTATGGCTACTTCAGGTAAACTTGTCAGTTTAAAAACTATTGTAGAGAGAGTCTACATGGACTTTGGATTTAATTATTCATTATCATTCACAGAAGCTGCTGAATGGGCTGGTAGTTTACTTGCTTTACTTAAAGCTCCTTTGATATTAAAACATCATGTTGAAGAGATTATAATTGATGAAGGTAGAGGTAAGCTCCCTTGTGATTTAGAATCTATTATACAAACAGCTAGAAAAGTACAGGGTGTTGGTGATGGTTGTTCTACAGGTGTAATTGCTACTTTAGATAGAGGTACACAGTATGTAGAAATCTCTGCTATTGATATTGTAAATAGAAAATTTAAATTATGTGGTTGTAATGCATTCACTACTTGTGATGAATGTACTACTATTGAAGGTCCTAATATTGAAGGTAATATTCCTTGTGAACCTCGTACTCCTATTATTAGAAGATATGGTGGTGGCACTGAAAGACCTAACTTTAGATTAGAGCCTATGAGATGGGCTACTGATTCTTTTAACAATAGCATGCATTGTACTAACTATGACTATGCTTGTAAATCTGCAAGTACATATACAGTCAATGGTAATTATATATTTACATCTTTTGATCAAGGTTCTGTAATGATGGCTTACTTAGCTATACCTACAGATGAAGAAGGCTTTCCTTTAATACCTGCTGATGAATGGTGGAGACAAGCAGTACAGTTTGAGATTGCTTATAAGATTGCAATGAAACTATTTATTCAAGGTAATATTGCAGATAAAACATTTCAGTATATTGAGAGAGAAAGAGATTGGAAAGTAGCACAAGCTGTTAATAAATCTAAAATGCCTTCTATTGATGAAATGGAATCATTCAAGAATCAGTGGCTTAAACTTATTCCAAATTACAACAATCATAGTACATTCTTTAAAAACATGCAAATGCCAGAAAGAATGTTTAATCATCCATACAGATACTTCTAATATATGCCAGCTAGTAAAAATACATGGAATAAGGGGCTTAATTCAGATTTTTCAAAACTTAAAAGCCAACAAGACAGTTACTTAGATGCTAAGAATATCAGAGTAATGACAGATGAGGGTTCATCTACTTTTGCTATAGAGAATATTAAAGGAAATGAATTTAGTTTTAATATACCACCTGTTGAAGCTACATATACTATTACAATACCTGAAGGATTTTTAGGTACAATGTATGTTGATTTACAAAGAGGTGTTTACTTAGAGAGTCTCCAAATTGATAACATAGAAAATAAATCATATGAGTTTATTACTGAAGAACTAAATGCTAAATTACAAACAACTAATTTTCCTGGTAAAGAATACACAAGATTTTATTTTAATTCAAAAGGCATTGTACTATATGATTTTTTACCAAATTCTTCAACATTATCTAGTATTGTTTTAACTGTATATAATGCATTATCTGATTTAAGAACTGGTAGAACAGCTACACATACTATACTTGGATGGGGATATTATAATAATACAATTGTATTAATTACTTGCCCTTCAAATAGTAATAGTGAAACTCCTGAAGATGAAGAAGGTTTTATATGGGCAGCTACTTATGATAATGCAACAAATACTATACAAGTTGCTGACATTGATGGTGATTATTTAAACCCTAATACTACATTAAGATATGCAGGTAAACTAAATTTATCAAGACAATATGCTATCTACAAACATTTAAAATGTAGATATGAAAATAACTATATTGCAAGAGTAGTATGGACAGATGGTTATAATAATTTAAGAACTTGCAATGTTCTTGATCCACAAATATGGGCAACACCACCAGAATTATTCTCTTATATACCTGTACATGCACCACAGAAACCTGTTATTACTCCAATAACTGGAGGTACATTACCAACAGGTAAATATCAATACTTTTACCAACTATCTTCTAATCAAGGAGCTACATCTACATTCTCTCCTATAAGTAACTTAATATTTGCTTATCCTGGTGACTCAATTAATTATGCTACACCAGGCAATAACCCAGGAACAAATTCTCAAAAATCAATGCAGGTTTATATACAAAACCTAGATACTAATTATGATACTATTAGATGTGGTTATATAGTATATCAAATTACTGATGTACCAGAAGCTTTTTTCTTTGATGAAAGAGCTATACCTGATACTGGTAATTTAACTATAGTGCATAGTGGTAATGAAAATGATATACCTATTGATTCAGTAAATATTGCTAATCTTAATAGAACTCCAGAAGTATTTAAAACTATTGATGTAGTTAGAAATAGATTATTTGCAGCTAATGCTAAAACTACTAATTTTGATTTAACAAATGAGTTTGATGCTAGAGCTTATAGATTTGATTCTACAGGTATAGCTAGATTATATAATATAGATGATACTTATTTTAACCCATCTTTATTAATAGACATTAGTTTAAATCAAATGTTTATTGAAAATCCTATTCCTATATCTCCAATAGACTATACATTAATACCTGATACATTTGATTGCATTAATCCTTTTAATCAAGAAAATAATGCTTATAATCCATTTTCAAATAATGATTGGTATAATACTGCACAATATAAATATCAAGATGCTAATGCAACTATAATTGGTGGTAAAGGATTAAACATTTCTTACCAGTTTGTAACTAAAGAGATGACAGCTAAAATAGCTAGGTTTGATACTGCTAGTAAATATATACAACCTGATTTTAATTATGCAAATGAATATACATATGAATTTTCTGATACATATGCATATCCAGGTGGTAGAGGTTTAACAATGGACAGTTTGAAAAATCCAATAATTGAAACATTATTTACAGGGTATTCAAGAGGTGAGGTTTACAGATTTGGTATTGTATTTTATGATAACTATGGTTATCCATCTTATCCACTATGGATAGGTGATATTAAGTTTCCATTTGCTTATGAGCAAGATGATATAGGAGATAGCTTTGGTCTTACTAAATTAAATGATGCTGGTGTACCATATACTCAAAAAACATTTGTAGGTATACCTGACTATACACAAGTTGATGATATCGATGAAGAAAGTTCTTTTGATATGTTACAGGTTGGATTTTATCTTGCAACAAAACTAGTAGGGCCTAATGGATTTGTACATACATTAGCTGATTTTACTCTTGGAGTAGGTGAAGGTAATCCTGAAAATTATCAATCAGATTTTAATAATTTACCATATAGTCAAAGATATGGATTATATGTTATGTTAGATCCTTTATTTCCTCAAGCTATATCATTTATTACTGATGATAATGGACCATACTCTGGATTTCTTCCATCTGTCTGGGCAGGAAAATCTATACAAATAACTAAACAACTTTTAGGTGCTGAATATGTATCTATACTATTTACTTTCCCTACTTTTTTTCCAAGTGGGAGTGGTAGTTCTAACCCTGTAATAGTTAAACAATTAGGTATTACATTTTCTTTAGATACATCAGGTGCTCAGTTTCAAGCTATTAAAAATAAAATATCAGGATACTCTTATGTAAGATTAAAAAGAGAACAAGCTGATAGTACTAGATTAGGTACTGGAGTACTTCAATCTTCATATGCTAGTGGAGATGATAAAAATAGATATATACTAACGTCATATGAATGGGATACAGCGCAAAGTGGTCCTAAATGGGGATTTGATTTAGGTCCTGGTAATGAAAATGGTGAGCAAGTTAGATTAGGATTACAAACATATTACACTCCTAGTATAGTAGGAAATTCTTTACCTGTATTTTCTAATGGAGATTATCTTAGATTTATAGGTAGAACTAATGATTATGGCTATGTTGTACAATACTCTGCAGAAATAACAACTCCTGATTTTGGTACAAATTATGCATATTATGTAGCATCAAATGATTTTACATATAGTTATGATGATAGTACTTACACTCATTGGATGTTAAATGTGCAACAAGCACAATCAACTAATTCTTTTTTACCTACTAATAATAAATTTCTAATTAAATCAAGAGCATCTGTTCCTTATTCAACTAGTGGAAATGATGCTACTATAGATAGTTTAGTTTTTAGAAATATGGCTAATGCTAATATTGATGATGCTCAAGCTGGTAATTTTTCTGAATGGGGTGCACAATGCTTAGCAATTACATTTGATGCTGCTATTAGTAACTTTCCAGATACTACTGCTATCTTTAGACCTACTAATGTTAAATTGCCTATATATTTAGTTGCTTATGAAAGATATTTACCAGAACAATATAGAGGGTGGACTAGAGCAGATAGATATAATAATGAATACATACTTACAAATCACTTTCAACCAATAGTTGGTGCTGGTAATTTATTTAGTGATGTATATGGTGGAGATACATGGGTTAATTATTTTGATTGGCAAAAGACTAATATAAATTTTACAGATAGTGTTGGAGGTAGTGGTTATGGAACTGGTGGAGAACCAGGTAGAGGTGTAGCAATATTCTTTCCTGCTGAATCTACATTTAATACAGATTTAAATGTTTCAGCACAACGTGCTGCTGTAAGACAAAATACAGATTCTATATTTCAAAGTAATTATCAATTTAATGCTGCTTATTCACAACAGAATACAACTAATGTATTTGTATCAAAAGGTTATCTACAATCTAATGTTATAGATGAACCACACACTATATACCCATCAGAACCTAAATTAGATGGAGAAGGTAATGACTCTTGGAGAACACTATTAGTTAATAATGCATTATCAGTTAACGGTAACTACGGTGAAATCAATAGAGTAATACAATTTAAAGATAGATTATTTTATTATCAAAATGATGGTGTAGGTATAGCATCAGTTGATGAGAGAGTACTTGCTAATGAAGGTGATACTACACAAACTCAGTTAGGTACAGGTTCAGTATTACAAAGATTTGATTATATATCTACAGAAACAGGATGTAAACATTCTTTTGCTGTAGAGTCTACAGGCTCATCTCTTTATCATTATGATTCTTTTATTAATAAATTATTTAAATACAGTGTAGGTAAAACTAAAGATGAAATATCAGGTATGAATCCTTTAACGGATATTAAAGGATTATCTGGATTCTTTAGAACTGCATTTATTGGTAGTAGTATTAAATCAGAAGATAAAATATTAAGAACAGGAGATAGAGTAGGTATTGTATCTTCATTTAATTCAGAGTACAATACTGTGTATTTTACATTCTTTGACCAACCTAATCTTATAAAATATACTATATCTTATAATGAGTTATTAGATTCTTTTGAATCATTCTATGATTTCTTTCCATCTATGTATCTTAATATGAGAAAAAGATTTTTATCTTTATCTACAGAAAGTTCATTTTCTAAAGTGTATACACATAATGTAGGCACTAGAAATATTTTCTATGGTGCAGTTTATCCGTCAACAGTTACATTTAGAGTTAATGAAAACTCTGACTTTGTTAAAACATTTGATAACTTTCAACTTAATACAGAAGTTATATTAAATAACTTGCAATTAGCAGAAACAGTTTCTTCATTAGCAATTACTAATGACTATCAAATTTTTACAGACAAAAATGTTAACTTTGTACAAAAGATAAGAAGCTGGAGATTAGCTATTCCAAGAGATGAAACTAATCTTGCATTGACTATTAAACCTAGAATATCGGATAAATATATAGATGTTAAATTTACACATAATCCATTAGGTCTTGATAAGACATTTAGATTGCATGATGTAATAACAGAATATTCAATGAGAAGTAAAATTGTACCTAAATAAATATGGCAGAGAAAAATTCACTTTGGAAAAATATCAGAGAAAAAGCTAAGCAAAACAGAGCATCTGGTGCTACACCTAAGAAGCCTACTACAGAAATGCTTAGGCAAGAAAGAAAAATTAGAGCACAGAAAGCTGATGGTGGACCAGTAAAAGAAAACCCTTTATATAAATCTAATGAAGATTATGTGTATAATCAATGGGTACAATCTATGCCTGAAAACCTTAGACAAGAATCTACAGGTTATAATATGAGAGGTGCTTGGGAAGGTGGTCTAGAACCTGAAATGTTTTACAGAGATGAGCAAGGAAACTTTAGAACTGCTCATGAACCACATCCATTTAATCCTACATATGAACCACATTTAGGAAGTAGAAATCCTAACACTGGAGAAATATTAAAATCACCAGAACACCATACTTATGATATGGGTATTGAAGGTGATATTAGAGCAGGCTATACTCCAAGAGTAGATGCTAAAACAGGTAAGATGTATTCAACTAATTCTAGTGATCCTACAACAGCAGGACCATTTAAAGGTTATGCAGTAGGAGGTCCAACAAAAAAAGATGGTTATTTAAGTACTCCTGTAGAACAAGTAAGCACAGGTTCATTATATAATCCAATTAGCAATAGAATTCATTCAGACCCTAATGATCCTGCAGAAGCTTTACCTCATGAATATTACCATGCTTGGCAACATGAACAAGGATTAGATAGAATACCAGAATTATATGATGGTCCATTAAGACAACCACAAACTCCTTGGTTAGATGAATTAACTGCTGATTATTATAATAGAAGGTCAGCTGAAGAAAATCAAATTAATAATGAATTTAGAGGTCAAAACCCTAGTTTTAATTTTGTACCTAATGATGTAATGTATGATAAATATACAAATGATGAAATGTATAATAGACCATACACTATGGAAGGTGAAGCTAGAGCAACAGAATCTCCTGAAGGTAGAGCATGGTTAAAAAATAATGGTATACTACCTCAAGGTGTTGAGAATATGTATAAAGCTAAAGGTGGGCCTGTAGGTGAAGATGAACTTTCTTTTTTAGAAAGACCATTAAGTATGCCTATGGAAGGTTATGAGTGGGAGAGTAGACCAGAAAATCATGTAAAAGAACCTGTAAAAAAAACTAACTATAGTAACCCAAAATCAAAAGAGCAAGGTAAATCTAGTAAAGATTGGAAAGATGATTTATATTTAACTGAACAACAATTACAAAATCAAACTCTTAGAAAAAAAGGTACTCCATATAACTTACCTAAAACTTCAGATCAATTACAAGCTGTAGGTGAACATTTTTTTGATCCTAAAAGAGTTAACTCTGTAGGTGAAAATCTACTTGAAATTATTGACCCTACAGGAATATCATCTTGGGATGATGCATCTACTTCTTATAACTCTAAAAACCCAACTAGTTTTGAATCTATAGCAAACTACGGTTCTGTTATTCCTGTATTAGGTAAAATACCACAGGCAGCTAAATCAATACTTCGTGGATGGAATGCTATTAATGGAGCTTGGGATATTAATAAAGATAATTTTGCTGAAGGAGGTTATTATCCTACACAAGGTCCACCAAAAGCATTATTTAAAGGTTATGCTGAAGGTGGTTATATGTACCCAGGTGGTGGATATACTTTACCTAGTGGATTAGATCCTACTAAACCTACTAGACAAGATAGTTTAATGTTATTTAATAATGCTTTAGAAAAGATTAAATTTTATAAAGGTAATCCTGATTATCAACGACTTGCTGTAGATAAAAATCTTAGGGACCCTAATAATACTATACCGCATACTAATTTTAAAGATCCTATTCAAAGAAAAAAACTTATTAAAGAAGGAAATTCACAACCAAATAAAAAAGTAACTCAAAAACATATAGACGAGGCTATTAAAAATGCCTTATCAGTTAAGCCTGTAACACCTTTAGAAGCTTCAAAATTAAAAGCACAACTTAATAAAAATAGATTTGGTAAAATACCTAATACTAATTTAACTTCTTTTGGAGATGTTTTATTTAGTGGTTCTGATGATATTTATAATCCACTTGCTCCTCCTATATATTTACATCCTAATATAACACCTCAAGGTTCTGAAAGTTATGAGTCTTATAGATGGGGAGACAGTACAGATATACCATATTATGACCCAATAGCTGTTGCTCCTTTTGATAAACTAACTACAGAACAAAAAGAAAAAAGAGTTGAAAAATATGGTGACGTAGGAGTACCTCAATCATACATGAATACTAGAAAAAAGAATACAACAAATACATTAACTAGTACTACTACATTAAAGAAAGCTGGTAACTCTACTACAATTATACCAAATACTCAACCAAAGCCTATACAGATAGATAGATTAGAACCACTTAGACTTACAAATCTACAAACACAAGAAACACCATTAAAATTAAATTTATCTAATACAGAATACAAAGAACCATTTAAACCATCAAGAGTGGTATTAAGAGAAATGGGTAATATACGTAGGTATAATAATAATGAGCCTTATAAAGCTACTCATGAAGTATATGTAGATGATGGTAATCAATGGAGACCTGTTTCTAATGCAGAGCGTGAAAAATATATACAACAATATCCTGGCTCAGACCAACCTTTAGGATGGACAGGTAAAAAAGAACATGCTACTGGTGGTTACTTAAACCAATACCAACAGTATTCAACTGGTAGTTTTGTAGGTGAAGATGATAAATTACCTAAATTACCTTCTAATAGTTATGTAAATAAAGAAGGTGTTATAAATGGTCCAGTACTAACAGAACAGGGTTGGCAAGTACCAAAAACAAAAGACAATACTCCTATTGTTAATTTAAGAGAAGTTGAAATTATATCTACACCAACTGGTGAATCAAGATTTAATAGTACACCTAATCCTTATTCTCCTGTAACAGGAATAGAGTTTTTAAATAGTGGGTTTAATCCAATTAATTGGTTTTTACCAAATACTGAAAAACAAGTACAGCCAATAGATCCTAAAACAGGAATGCCTTTTCCAGCAAGTGGTAAAGCAGATTATGACTATGGTACTGAAATGGCTTTAGCAGCACCATTAGCACAAGGAGTAAAATCTATAAGTAAAGGTGTTAATAAAGCGTATAATACAGTAGCAACTGGTAATTCAGCATTACCTATTGCTTGGAAAAGTCCAGCAGTTGGACTTAGCCAAGAAATTAGTGATGATATGTTTAAATCACTTATAAATAGTGGTAAACTTTCAGATGCTGAAAGAGCTGTTGTAATTGATTATCAATATAATAGCAGACCTTTTACTGGAAGATCTGGTACAGTTAATGTAGAAAAAAGAAATCAAATTAACGATATAATAAAAAAATACACTATAAATGCTGATAATACAGCAATAGCAACAAGAAAATTTAACCCTAAAAATAATTCAATAGGGGCAACTATAGAAAATGGTACATTAAATTTTGGTGATAGACCTACTTCTTTTTCAGCAGGTGTTGGTAAATCAGGTTATGGTTCAGGTTCTGTAGATAGAATAGTTATACCTAATAGAAGTTTAAAAAACCTTAATAAACAATTTACAGCTAATTCTTATGATCCAATTTCAGAAGAAGCTCTTAAAGGATTAGAAATTGATCCTCAATTTATTAATCATAATTATAATAATTCTGCTATTGGTACTTTAAGAGATGAAAGAGAACTTGTAGGAACAGGGTTAAATTTAAAACAAGTAGGTAAAGTTAAAAATGATATTGGTGGTTATGATTGGATAGTACAACATAAAAAACAAGCTGAAGGAGGATACACTATGAAAAACAATCAATCTTGGAGAAACTATCTTCAATATGCACAAGGTGGTAAAACTAATAATGATAAAAATACATTATTAAATTCAATTATTTCTAATAATCTCGGTAGTAATGTTACAGATGATAAAGGAGGTAGAGGTTATGACTATTGGATTAATAAATTACAAAATGAAGACAACTTAACTTTAGAAGAAGCACAACATGTTTTTGGTGCTCTTGAAAATCCTATGGCTAACAGAAATCCATTATATAACTCAATACCATTTAGAGAAGAAGATTATGATTCACCTCCTGATGCTAGTCAGTTTGATTTATACACAGGCAATCAAGATAGAGCTAATATTAGAAGATATAGACCTGACCAAAATCTTCAACCTAAAAAACCTTTTGGTTATGGTGAACCTGAATATGCACAAGGTGGATATACTAATCCATATAATCAATATCAAGATGATCCTCATTATCAATACAAAGTAGGTGGTAAAACTTGGCAAGGTGTAGGTTCAACTGCTTGGAATGTTCTTTCAGGTACATTAAATACTGTTACTGGTGGTCTTACAACAGGTATAATGGATATGGGAGAAGAAGGTTTACAAAAAATGGCTAATCCTAATTTTGATCCTAATAATCCTGAAGATGTAAAAGCAATGCGTCAAATAGAAACAGCTGGTGGTGCTGGTGAAATTGCTGGTAGTTGGTTAGGATTAACTCTAAATCCTGCAAATGTAGGTAGTGCTGTTGCAGGAACTGGAAAAGGTGCTAATGATATAGTACAAGCATCTACAGCTTCTGATGATGCTAAACAATGGTCACAGGGAATATCTGGAGTTATGCAATTAGGGCATCAAATGAATGGTATGAATTCAGCTAGTTCTACAGGCAGTACACCAGGCGGTAGTGCTCCAGGAGCAGGTGCGGGAGCAGGAGAAGGTGTTTCTAAATTTGGAGATATATTGACTAACTTTTCAGGCTCTGATTTTGGTAAAGATGCTAAAAAAGCAATGCCTTATATTAACCAAGCAGCAGGTATGGCTAGTGGTAATAAAGGTTCATTATTAGAACAAGGAGTTGCTAGACAAGATTATTTAAATTCACCAGAATATTTAGCTTTAAAAAACCAAGGTGATATAACAGTTAATAATGGAATCACTTTTTCACAAGGTGGAAACATAACAAATAATTCATTAAATTTGCGTAATACTATGAGATACAAAAGATTTGCCCAAGGTGGTACATTTGACCAATATGGAATAAATATGATTCCAGATTCTGCAGGACTACACCATGAAAGTGCTTATGGTGGTGTACCTATTGGACCTAATGCTTTAGCTGAAGGTGGTGAGATTAAAATGGATACTGGGGATGGTGGTCAATATATAGTATCAGACCAAGTTGATGGTGCTGAGTCTCAAAAAGATTTTACTTTTTCTAAAGGTGGTAAGTATAAAGAACTTAATAGAACTTTAGCTGATGGTATGAAACAAGATTTGACTAAATATACCTTTGGCTCATTGGCTACTAGTGATAGAGTTAAAGGTGATTTAAGAAGACCTAATGATTCTTACTCTCAAAGTACTATAGAACAAATCAAACAAAAGTGGCAAGAGAAAACAGAATATGCCAGACAACGTAGTCAGCAAGAGCAGGCTATTGCACAAGCAGAAGAGCAAAAAAGAATGGCAGAAGAACAGTACATAGCTGCTTATGGTGGTAGAATTAATCCTAAGAAATACCCAGGATTAAACTATGCTAAAGGTGGTATACATATTAAACCTGAAAACAGAGGTAAGTTTACTGCATCAGCAGAAGCTGCTGGACATACTGTTCAAGAACATGCTAGTGCTGTATTAAATAATCCTAATGCAACTCCTCTTCAAAAGAAGAGAGCTAACTTTGCAAGAAATGCTGCTAAATGGCATCATGCTGATGGTGGTTATGTTCATAATCAAATGACACAACCTATGCTAGCAACAGGTGGTCCATTATATGGAGACCCTGCATCACCATATACTTATGCAATGGGTGGTATGTATGGTGACCCATATGCTAGAGGTGGTCAAATAGATTACACTAATGATATGTATAGTTCATATGCAGGTGGTGGTCCAATGGTTAGTAATGTGCCACAAGCATTTAATGGACCTTCTGCACAAAATAGAGGTGGTATGTATATTTATGCTGATGGTGGTATGATGCCACCAGAACAGCAAATGATGCAACAGCAACAAATGCAACAACAAGCACCACAAGAACAGATGCAACAACAGAGTGGTGGTCAAGACCAAATGATGCAAATGGTTCAGCAAGTTGAACAAATGTTACAGCAGGGTGCAGAACCTCAACAAGTAATGCAACAACTTGTACAGTCTGGAGTACCACAAGAACAAGCACAACAAGTTGTTCAAATGGCTATGCAAGATTTACAAAGTCAAATGCAACAACAACCTCAAGAACAACCTATGCAACAAGGTGAGCAACCTATGCAAGGTCAAGAACAACAAATGCCTCCTCAACAAGGTATGGCTAGAGGTGGTAGATTACCTAAAGATATTTTAAGAGCAAGAGCAGAAGCTCATATGTCTCCAGAAAAAGCAGCTAATTATGTAAATAATTATGCTATGGGTGGTAAAATGTATTATAAAGGTGGTCTTAATAATAACAATGACCGTGAACATCGTAGGAAAATGAGAACAGACCCTGTATACAGAGAAGCATATAATCGTAAAATGGAAAGCTATAATGCTGCAATGGGTAATAAAAGCCAAGACTTTATAGATAAAGATGCAAAACTTCAAGAAGAAAGTAGAAGAAATTTTACATACCTTAGTCCATATACTGATCAAAATGAATTACGTGATGCTACTGATTATTCAAAACAATTAACAGCTAATCCAGTAGGCCCAATTGCAGGTCCAGTTAATATGTATAATCAATACACAAATCCATACTCTTTATCAGACTTTCAAGAAGAAAAACTTGCTCAAAATGAAAGTTTAATGAATAGGTCTTTAAATGTAAATGCTAATCAACCTAAAGCACAACCAGAAACTGTACCTACATTAAATAGAATAGAACAAAATTATTTTGATACTAGTAATTCATATAATCCTAATCCTTCATTACCTAATAATGAATTAGGGTCAATGCCTTCAACAGCTCCAACTTCTCCATTTAAACCAGAAGCAATGCCATATGATGATGAAATAGATTATACTGAAATACCAAACACTACACCTGTTAAATTAACAGGGTGGAATATGCCTAACTCCACTGCTAAAATTCCAGGTCCTATAAGTCCAAATACAATAGGCCCTAATGGTCCTATTACAGAAGAACAAGCTATTGCTCAAGGTTGGGAACCAGAACAACTAACAACTAAAACTCCACCACCTACTAAAAATGGTTTATCTACTTCAGATTGGATGGATTTAGGTACTGGAGCTTTATCATTAGCTGGACCTATTTCACAATTCTTTCAAAAGAAACCAAAACCATTTCAGTATAAAAAAGCAAGTGCTACAACACTAGATCCTACAACAGCTATTGTACTTGCTAACCAAGCTTCAAGAGAAGCCCAAGCTACATCTGATTATAACATTAAACAAAATGCTCCTACATCAGGAAGTTATTTAGCTAACATAAGAGGCAATGCTTTACAATTTGGTAAACAACGTGGATTAGGTGCAGCTGGTATTAGAAGTCAATATGATTTACAAAATGCAGGCATCTTAAATCAATTTGGACAATACAATACTGATATTGAAAACAGAAATATTGATGCTATACAACAAGACCAAGCTAACTTTCAAGAACAAAGAACTAATGCTCTTTATAATGCAGGTGCTAATGTAGCAGGTATGCGTAAAGATTATAAAGCTAATAAGATTAATGAAATAATTGCTAAAAATATTGGTACTAATAATTGGCAGTATGATGAAGCTACACAAACTATTAAATATAAGACACCTAGTGGTCAAACAGTTAGTATGCCAGTACAAGCTGTTACTGCAAATAATACTCAAACTACAACAACTGCACCAGCAGTAACACAGCCTACTCAAGCAAATACTCAACCTGCTGCATCTGCTAATCCACCTGCTACAACTGTTGATAATTTTACAATGCCAAATGAATTACAAAAAGGTAATGAAACTAAAGCATTTCAAGATTTCTTAGATGCTGGTGATATTCCTTGGTATAAAGGAAGTAAACTAGGACGTGGTAAAGGTTATGGTACATTTGGACCTAATACTAGAGCAGCATATGCTAAGTATAAAGATGCGTATGCTGAAAAACAAAAAGAAACTGCAAGGTTAATGTATAATATACAAAATCCTAATAATCCAATAAAATAAGATATGAATAGATTTTACAAACCAACACCAAGAGAATATGTATCTACACATGTAGATATGCCTTGGGAATTTTTACAAGGAGTTGCTGAACAAAAGCAAAAAGGTTATGACTCTGCTTTAGGGTTAGGTGATTCAGGTTCTAAGTTACTTGACTTCAATGCTATACCTGGAGACTATGAACAAAAGCAAGCTGTTCAAAATAAGTATAATGATAGATTTGCTGAAATCACAGACTATATTCAAAAGACTGGTGATTCTACAGGAGCATCAAGAGCATTTACTAATGTAATTAGAGATATCACTAAAGATAGAAGTATTCAAATTATGAAAGCTGCTTATGAACCTTGGCAAAAAGATAGGGAAGCAGACTTAAATCTTGAAGGTAAAGCTACTCCATTTAGCAGACCTTTTAATTATATGCATAGTACCTTTGATGAAAAACTAGGTGACTTTAAACCATATTCACAAAGAAGAGGTTATGAAGGTATTGCAGTTGGTAAACAGTTTAAGGAAGAATTTGAACAATCAATTGCTAATGTGCATGCTGATACACATGGTGAAAGAATTCATAAAAATGCAAATGGTGATTGGGTTGATAGATCTAATACAAGAGTAACTAAAGAAAGATTAAAACCTTTACTTGATGCATCCTTAAAAGAATTAATACCTAGATATTCACAATATGTAGGTGACTTTGTTAGTTGGGAAAAGAAACAAGGTAAGTCAGGATATGAATGGTTAAATAATATGACTGCTCAAATAGCTGGTGAAAGACTTGTTGATGATTCTACAATTAAATATATTGAAAGTGAATTTAATACTGGTAGAAGACTTAAAGAGCTAGAAGGAGCATCTAATATGTTTGAAACAACAGGTATGGTATCTCCAAGAAATTTAAGTTACAAACAACTACTTGAAGCTAAAAATACAGGAACAGCAGGTATAGCAGACTTAGAAAAAAGAATAGCATCTAGTGGTAATTCAGTTGAAAAAGCACAGCTA